CTATGAATCCTTGCCCGTGTGAATAACACCTTTGGCTTTACTAAACGAGTAGCGAACATTGACTACTGCCTTTTTTCTTCCTCCCTCAAGCGGTTCAATGGTCTCGACAATAATCTCCTGAACCAGTGTTTTAACAACCTCTCTTTTTGTTTCATAAGAAGGATCACCTTGTATTTTAGCTTTTAATTCATTTAGCAGCAGCTCTGCAGAATCGAACTGATAGGATATGTCCTTCTCGGCTTCCATTAGACTACCCAGTTCTTTCAATCGACGTTCTAAAGTGGTAGTTTCTAATAAGATATCCTGAAGCTGAACTTCAACATCCGTTGCTTTAATCATTTTTTGTCGGTACAGTGATAGAATGCTTTGCCGTTCCGGTTCCTTGTCCTTTAAGCCTTTCATTAGCATTTCTCTTTCTTGAAGATAATCAGCCGTGTTCGATTTTCTCAGAATCATTCCTTGTTCGAGTTCCTTCAGAGCGGCACCTGGGTTTTGAATAAAACGGACACATTCCTTCCATACTAAATCTTCAATCCACTCGCAAGGAATATTTTTAGAATAGCATTTCCCTTGAAGTGGACCCTTATATATGGTTTTTCCCCCGCAGAGATAATAAGCCTGCGGCTTTCCTTTAGATCCCTTAAAAGCACCTCCATGGTATGTTAAACCGCAACACCCGCATTTGATTAGCCCTCTTAAAATATAAAATCTCGTTTGGTTTCGGAACGCCTCAATTTGATTGTCACGAAGAACCTGCCGTGCCATTTCCCAAGTTTCTACGGATACAATCGAAGCTACATCACGGATAATTGTTTCCCGCACCCTAGTGGCCCGCTTACCATATTCATGAACACCCATGTAGGTGGTGTTGACAATCATGTTTCGTATGCGGCCAGGACTCCAGACGCCTGCTGTGTTCTCCTTACGCTTCCCCTTCTTAATCTGGCGGCCGTGGATAACGTAGGAAGGTGGTATTTTTAGTGCATTTAAATAATCTGCTACTTTGATAGTGGACATCTTTTGATCAGCGATAAGATTATAAATAAGTCGAATGACATCTGCTTCGGACATACCCTCTTTTCCAGGTAGTGGATCTTCATTAACTTCCAGGAACCGTTCATCGTTTACCCGATATCCATAAGGAACGATCCCACCGAGCCATTTCCCTAAACGCGCATGTCGATTAGCTCCATGCCAAAGAGTGTCGAGTAATGTATCTCGATCAAATTCTGCTTGGCCGGCTAAAACGGTAATGATAAAGCGACCCATTGGGTCGCCTGTATCGAAGGGCTCCGTCATACTCTTGATCTTAACCCCATGTTCTTCAAGCTGATAAATCGCATCAAGAGTGACCCGAGCTTTTCGTCCAAGCCGTTTCATATTGTAAATAAGGACAGTTTTATAATTGCCGGTCTTAGCATCTTCTAATAAACGATTCCCTTCATCCCGCTGATCCAGCCCGATTGTGCCAGTAACCCCATCATCTTTGTACCAGCCCACGATATTCATTTTATGTAACTCACAATACTTTTCCGCAAACTCAATCTGGTTCTGAATGGTTTCGCGCTCCTGTTGATCATCTGAAGATACTCTGGCATAGATGACAACATCTTTAGTTTGGGAAGTATCGGCAAAATTAATCATGTTGTATTCCCCCTTGAAGAGTATTTAAAAATTAACTGCATCGTCTATTGCTTCCATTGGTAAATAAAGCCTTGAAGCTGATTTTCCATGTCTCCAAGCAACTCGGGATAAATTTATAACTAGACAACCTTTCCGATCTGGACAAACTGAGAGGTCGCCGGACAAAACTGGTGCTGATTCCTTCGACATATAAGAGGGGAGGTTACAGCTTTTATAATTTCCGTCTACAACGATATGCAAGGGCTCATCCCAATTAAACCCCTCCCGTTGTTCGATCACTAGGGTGTGGGGCCTGGAAAAGTCGTTGTAGTCATAAAAAGCACTTATCCGCTGTGGCAATAATCCTTCATTGTCATCTTCAACATCATTTTTCGCTACTGATGCTTCGGAGAAGGCGGTAAGAAATTCTTCATCGGCAATCCGTTCTTGAATATGGTCCAGACGTTGTTGTGCAAATTCAGGTTGAGTTCTGAATGTATGGGCTATTCTACTTATTGCTTCGCTTCGTAGTGCTGGGAGCTTAAACTTTTGCAACATGAAGGATGGAATAGAAGCATAGTGGGAAAAACGTTCAGCATCATTTTCTTGGGCCTCTCGAAACATATCAGGCATCCAACGCTGATCGCCGGAGTGACGAACAACGTGGCAGAGTTCATGGAAGAAAATAGTTCTTTGGGTAATTTCGTTCTCATAACGATTTAAAAAAATCACTCTATCTTCATTATCGCTAAATGGTCCTTGATCATAATAGACAACATCTACTTCGAAAATTGCAGCAATTTTTTCTATGGTGAGATCTGCCGGGAGTAAGAGTCCATTTGCTCGATATTGATCTTCGATCATTTGTTCGAGCGGAGTCTTGAAATATTGGGAAAAATTCATATGTATTCCTCCTAAATAAGCACGTATGTTCTATTCTACTCTAAAAAGAAAAGCCATTGCTGGCTTGAGTAATCAAAATGATTATTTTGATTTTAAGTCGAAGATTTCAGATTCCTGCTTAAAGGTCTGGGGTTTATAAATTATAGCCATAAGTTGTGATTACTTCGTATGAGCATAGTGATTTTTGTTTCTGTAGGAATTAGTGATATTGGACTGGGCTTGTAGATGGTTGCTCGATAGGAAGCGAACTTGAATCATCATTAGCTATAGACACAGCTAAAAAAATAAAACAAAGAGTAGAAAATAAAAATTTCTTTATTGCAGTTTTATCTCTTTTAAAAAGAGAGATTATGGCTAGTATGAAGAAAACCGTGAATCCAATTAAGCTTAATATAGCAGCAATAATCTTTATATCTTCCCAGAAAATCATTACAACTACCCCCAAGAAAAGGAAAGAAATAATGGTTTTTATCTCTCTTTTATAGAGCACTGCAAAAATGAAGAAAATAATAAGGATAACCACTTCATTTTACCTCTCATATTCTCCATCGGCTGGAGGATTTGCTCATTCATTCTTGCCTTCCATTTCTTCTCTAAGTCTATCCTTAGTTTTCCTGTACCGATCAAGTGCTGCTTCCATTTCTTCAATTTCATCAGGAGTGTATTTATCAGGTCCTCCATAGAAAGACATGTTTGTCGTCTCTCTTCGAGGTGTGTCGGTAAGTCCTAATAAATAATCGGAATCTGCGTCAAGAATGCTTACTAGTTTCGCTAAGGTAACAGAGTCAACATCTCTTTTCCCTGATTCGTAATTCCCATAACCTTGTCTTGTGATTCCAAGCTTATCTGCCATATCATCGTGTGTTAATTTCTTTTCTAGTCTTCGCTTTTTTAGACGATCTATTTGTAACACAATATCACCTCTATATGAGGAGTATAACGCAACTATTTGTTGCTAAAAAGAGATGAAACAAATCGTTGCATAAAACGGTTGACAGAAACAAAATGTTGCGTATAATGTAACTTATAAGGAAACGAAATGTTGCATAGGGGTGGTGAATATGAGCAGAGAATGGCTAGTGAAACTTCGAAACAATGCTGAGAAAACTCATGAAGAAGTAGCGAAAGAAGTAGAAATAAGTCGTCAATACTATGGGATGATCGAAGCTGAACTGAGAAATCCTAGTGTCGATCTCGCAAAGCGAATTGCCAATGCATTAAAATTTGATTGGACCATTTTTTTTGTGAATAAAGAAAACGAATCGTTGCGTAAAGAGCAATCCTCAACTAAGGAGGTGATCTAATTGGAGAATCCCAAAGGCATTCAGTATAGCGCCTCTTACGAACCAGACATGGATAAAATGGTCAAGGCCTTACGGATAGTTAAGGACAGTCCACTGGTGAAGCCAAAGGTTGAATCTCAGCAAAAGCAGAGTGAGAAGGACTCAGCATAACGACTAAACCCGCCGAGCTGTAACGGCGGGTGGGGATTCGGCAAGGGGAATTGCTTAAGAACATCATACATCAGGCCTCTGTCCGATAGCATCCTACTAATTTGGACAAGTGAGGTGAAATCAATTTGGCAGTTGGACATTTTACGGAAGCTCTTAAGGACGTCATGAAGCGAAGAGGTGACACTTTAGCAAAAGCTGGACGAGCTGCTCATGTAGACGGTTCGCAAGTTGGGAAAATCCTTAAAGGAACTCGAAAAGCATCTGAGCCAGTAATGAGGGCAACTGCACATCATTACGATGACGGACAACTCTTCCTAGCTGCAGCCGCCGAAGTAACTGGTGGTGCATCTGTTCCTTGGTTAGATTGTGCAGACCTTCATCCGAGCTCAGCGCACATTAAGACGATCGAGGAGATCCGAGAAGCAGAGCAGGCGTTACTTAGGATGCCGATCACCAAAACATTAGAGCAACTCAGTGTAGGTGATCGGCAATCGATCAAGGATAGCCTTATGGAGCAGATTGAGGCAATAACAGCATTAACACACAACATCTCAGTACTTTGTCGGAAATATGATTTTTCCTATCTATCTCTTTGGGAAGAACATCGCAATGAGCTGAGAGCAAAAAAATATATGAAATGAGGGTTGGTATGAAAGTTGAGGATCTAGAAGATGAAGCACGGTTTGTGGCTCGTAACGCGAAGCATAATCTGCAATTGATCAAACAACAGGCAGAGGTTATTGACCCGATAAAGTTGGATCGCAACATTAAATGGTTAGAGATGATGATTGATCTGCATGAGCGTGATCTTGCAGCAGTAAAGGCACAAAAGCAAAAAGCCCGCCTGGCAGGGCGGACCGGTTTGAGAACTCGCTTAAAGTATCTCGTTGCGTCCATCTTAACCTTTGATCGGAATAAGCGCAAGGAGGATGCGGCGTGACAGCGGAAGAGGCCAACCTCTTTGGAGAAGCTCTTGCTGAGCGATATGTGCAGGTTGAAGAAAAATGGCTTATAGCAGTTGCTCGTTACAAAAAGGTCGGTGCCAAAGAACCAATAACTGTTGTGGAGCTTCAACAATCATTCATTGCGCAGGAGTATGCAAGAGCAAGATTTGAACTTTTTTCTGAAATCATCGATACGTTACCACTTGATATACAGCTTATTTTCTTCGAAAGATGCAAACAAATCAAAGGAGTGAATTAACAATGTTGAAAGCAACTGGGATTGTACGGAAAGTGGACGAGCTGGGACGGATCGTGATTCCGATGGAATTGCGCAAAACAATGGGGATCGATTTGAAAGATCCATTAGAGATATTCGTAGATGGGGACAAGATCATTCTCAAAAAGTACGAGCCAGGCTGCGTAATTACCGGTAGTCAGGATAATTTAATCTCCTTCCAAGGCAAATTGTACAGCCGCGAGGTAATCCGACAGTTGGCCGAGCAAGCTGCATTAATTAAATAGGACAAGCAAGGGCTTCGGCCCCTGTCTCCAAGCGCCATTCCTTAGAATAACATTCCTCCGGTGGCGTTTGGAGATGCGGCTGACGCATCCAAGGTGGTGGCAGTTCACTAGGTCAAGGGAGCCGAAAAGGCCGGCTTTATTGGTGCAATTACTCCCTCGCCCACCTTGATATTACATAGGAAGGAGATAGCGTATGCTGCAAGTCATTCAAAAGTTGACAGTGGTCAGCAATCCAACGCGCATTTTTGAAGTGGGTACCGAGCAAGACGGACGAGAAATTATTGAGATTCGGCAGGTTGGTTCTGAATTTGAAGACCGTATTCATTCTGAGTTTATTGTTACTGACGAAGATGGCCTCATGATAGCCAGTATTGAGAACGCACCGGTAATAGTGGATTACAAGCAGATTGCTGAGCATGACAACGAAAAATAGCCCGCGGGAACGGGCTATCAGTGATCATTGAAATTATCAAATTTACTTGCCTCCATCTTAGCAGGTGGGGGCGCACTACACAAGAGGGAGTGAACGGAATGTCAACTGCCTTTTCTACTGACATCAGTGGTCAGTACATGGAAGTGAAAATCGAACCACCTACTAATTATGCACCGCCGGTACTTTCAATCCGGCAGCAATCAGGGACATTTCAGTTACACGCTGACCCTGAGCAACTCGCAGAAGTGGAATATGCTATCCGGACTTATCTAGACAGTATTCGTTATCCTGAAACACCCGATCAACAAATGATTTTACATGCCGAGCATGATATTGCTATTGAGGAGGAGATCGCTTGAAGTGTATCGTTCTGGAGCGCTTGACGCTCCGTAATTTTAAAGGTGCTAAAGAACTCGTTCTTTCTGCAAATGGAGGGAACGTTTCTGCTTACGGTGACAACGGAACATTTAAGACAACTTTATTCGATGGATTCATCTGGTTGTTGTTCGGTAAGGACAGCCAGAACAAGGCAGACTTCGAGATCAAGGGTTTGGACAGCGCAGGCAAGGTCCTGCAGCACAAACTCGAACATGAAGTTGAGGGCGTCTTCATAATTGACAACCGCCCCCGTATCTTCCGCAGGGTCTTCTCCGAGAAATGGACCAAGAAGCGAGGTTCTGCAACGGATGCCTTTGAAGGTCATGAAACTAATTACTTCATAGATGGCGTTCCCGTAAAGAAGGGTGAATACACCGCTGAAGTGGATTCCATCATTAAAGAGGATCTTTTCAAGCTTCTGACCTCACCGTCCTTTTTTAACGAACAACTCAAGAAGGAGGAGCGCCGGAAGACGCTGTTGGAAGTGTGCGGTGACTTGACGGATGCCGAGGTCATTCATGGTAACAAAGACTTGGAACTGCTCCCAGCCATCCTTGGTGATAGAGATATTGACGCTCATAAAAAAGTCGTTACTGCTCGTTGCACCAAAATTAACGGTGAGATTAAGGATTTACCTGTACGGATCAGTGAAGTACAGCGACAAATGCCCGATACCTCCGAGCTGGACGAGGAATCCTTGAAGGATGATATTGCCACATTACGTGGCCGTATCGAAGCTAAAGAGGCTGAACTGTCTCGGATATTATCCGGTGGTGAGATCGTTGTGAAGGAAAATCAGATTAGGGCAATTGAGAGCGAATTATTAGACATTAAGAATCGGCTGCAATCTAAAGTGCTGGATCAGGTAGCTATCAAACGTGATCAAGTCAGTCAGATTCACATTGAGGTTGACAAATATCGCCGGACGATCGAAGACAAACAGCAGCGGATTGTACAAAATGAGCGGCTGGCTGAGTCGCGGAGACAGGATGCAGACAGACTCCGTAAAGAATTTGCTGGACTGAAGGAGCTTACCTTTGAACATCCTCAGGGCCATGATCCTAATTGCCCAACGTGTGGTCAGGCGCTGCCGGATGATCAAGTTAAGGCTGCTCATGATAAAGCAGAGGCTGATTTTAACCGTCAGCTGGCCGAGCGTAAGGAGCGGATCAATGCTTCTGGAAAAGCGGCAGTGGCAGAGGCTCAGAAATTTGTACAAGAGATTATTCGACTCCAGGGCGAAATCGACGGTATGAAGGATGCCCTGGCTATCTTAGAAACAGAGTTGACTGATGCTGATGCTGAGCTGACTGATCTCCGCGCAGGCGTTAAAGACCCTGCCGCTGATCCGCAATATGCCAGCAAACAAGCCAAGGCTGTTGGAGTCCAGCTGCAGATCGATGATTTAAAAGCTTCCGTACAAGATACTGCAGCTGATGCTCGAAACGATATTCGCCGACAGCGTGATGAAATTACTGAGATGGAGCGTGACCTTGTTAAATTCGACGGTGTTCGCAAGGCGCAGGCGAGGATTGTTGAGCTGGAAGAACAGGAAAAAGCTCTTGCGTCTGAGTACGAACGGTTGCAGCATGAATTGTTTCTGATGGAGGAGTTTACCAAGCGTAAAGTATCGATGCTGGACACCAAGATCAACAGCAAATTCAGGCTGGCTCGGTTCAGACTCTTTGAAGATCAGATCAACGGTGGGCTGAAAGAGGTCTGCGACACGCTCTACAAGGGCGTTCCGTACGACGGTGGACTTAACAACGCCGCCAGAATCAATGTAGGCCTAGACATCATCAATACGTTGGGTGAGCATTACGGATTCTCGGCTCCGATTTTTGTAGACAATGCGGAGGCTGTTACAAGATTGATTGACACCAATGCTCAGGTTATTCGGCTAGTTGTAAGTGAAGCAGACAAGCAGCTGCGGATTGAGACAGCAGCTATACAGGAGGCGATTTAATTGTACGACATTCAGGAAAGCATCAAAGCGCAGAAAAAGTTTTGTGAGGATCACCAAGATCCTCATTTCGCGCCAAAGGATGGCCGCTGTTGGTCATGTAACCAAATCATTTATACACCTGGTCATCATGTGTGGAAAGGGAAATCTGATGGACGTGAGTCCGCAGGGATTTCTGTTGAAAAAGCGGGTCGGGAGCTTGTTACTGGATGTCCGCACTGCTTCAGTTCTTATTGCGATTAACTTTCAGGAGGCGATTTAATTGAGTACTACAGATCAGACAAAACAAGAAGCGGCAACTACTCCAGCAGTAGTTACCAAGCCAGAACCAACTGCTTCTGAACGGTTTATGAATAAAGTAGTTTCCGAATTTGGTTCCAGCGTCGGTGAAGTAGCTCTTACCAACTTTCAAAAGCGACTTGCTCAAAATTACTTCATTGCTTTGGATGCCATTCTTAAATTGACTGAAGAAAAACGGCAGAAAAAAAGAACAAATCAAGATCCTGTGCCAGTTACTTGGGTCAACGTGAATATGGAGAAACTTGCTCGTGATGTTGTGGCTATGGCAAGGGTCGGATTTGATCCTTCCCAGCCTAACCACATTAACCCTATCCCTTACAAAAACAAGCATTTAGGCAAATATGACATCACCTTCATTGAAGGATATCGAGGCATTGAGCTCAAGGCTACAAAATACGGTTTGGATGTTCCGGATCACGTGACGGTTGAACTAGTTTACTCCACTGACAAATTCAGACCGGTTAAGAAGGACTCCAAGAACAAATATGAAGGCTATGAGTTCGAAATCGTCAATGCCTTTGATCGCGGGAATATCATCGGAGGTTTTTACTATCACAACTTTTCTCAGGCTCCTGAAAAAAACAAGCTTGTTATCATGACAAAAAAAGATATTGAAAAGAGAAAACCAGATCATGCTTCTGCGGAATTCTGGGGCGGAGAAAAGGACAAATGGGAAAACAACAAAAAGGTTGGCACGGAAACCATTGAAGGCTGGTATGACAAGATGGCGTGGAAAACCATATACCGAGCTGCTTACGGCGACATCACAATCGACTCCCAGAAGATCGATGACGATTACCTCCGGTTAAAGCAAATGGAAAGTGATTTTGCTGAGGTTGAAGTCGATGAGGAAATCAAGGCGAATGCTAACGGAGCAATTATTGATATTACTCCAACTGATCCTCCAGCAGATGAGCCAGAGAACCCGCCAGCATCAGCAGCAGAGCGACCTGTGAAGAAGGCGGATGGCCCTCCGAAGGCTATTGATCCAGATAACTTTGTTGACGATGTACCGCCAATCAATCAAGAGATGCAATTCTGATGATCGACATCCAATGTCTCGGCTCCAGCAGCGCCGGTAATGCCTATCGGATTTCAGATGGTCAAACCGTGCTTCTGCTGGAAGCCGGTTTTCCTTATAAATCTATCCAGCGGGCGCTTCAGTTCAAAATGTCGGACATCACCGGTTGCTTGATAACTCATGAGCACCTGGATCATAGCAAGGCTGCTCCTGACATTATGAAAGCAGGAATCAATATTTATACCAGTCAAGGGACAGCAGATGCCAGAGGGTTATCGGGGCATCGCTTGAAGGTCATCAAGTCGTTGCAGCAGTTTACTATTGGGACTTGGACGATCTTACCGTTTGATATTCAGCACGACGTTGAGGAGCCATTAGGCTTCCTACTTGCCAATACAGTGTGCGAGAAGTTGGTTTTCCTTACTGATACCTATTACTGCCGGCATCGTTTCAAGGATCTGACTCACATCATGGTGGAGTGCAATTATTCCTTAGATATTGTTAATCAGCGCGTGGCATCCGGACATCTACACCCGGCTCAGAAGAAGCTGCTGCTGCACTCACATTTTGGATTGGATCACGTTAAAGATTTTTTGAAAGCCAATGATACCCGAAATGTCGAGGAGATATGGCTGCTGCATTTATCTGATGGAAACAGTGACGCCGATCGTTTCAAGCGAGAGATACAGGAAACCACCGGCGCTCTCGTCCGGATTGCTGACCGATGATCGACGACAAACCACTTATGCAGAGCATGATGGGCGAGCGGATCTGGCAGATCATGCAGGTGGATCAGGAAGAGTTCAAGCGGGAGACCAAAGCATATTTTGCACTCGGCTATCCCGGATGGACGGTTAAGCGGGTTAAATACCCGATTGTTTACCTACAAGATGATAGGAATACCTAAGTAAATAGCACGGCTGCTGCGGAGGGGGGAGTGCATGACGGAGACAGCCAGAGAACTTAATATGGGCGGCCTCCTTAACCAGTATGAAGCGATTGGAGGGCCGGAGGAATTCGGACCCGAAGGTTTGGCTATAATGGTCGCCTTATGGCGCAAATCCAGTAAATTAGGCTGGAAACAGGCGTTTCAGATGACGAACACGGAGCTTACGCTTCAGACAGGTATAAAGAGTCGAGGAACCATAAATACACATAGAAACAAACTCGTCGATGCCGGATTAATCGGCTACTCTCCCCCACCAAAGGGGAGCTCCAGAGGGAACTATACCGTAACTTTTCATCTAATAGATGGTGCGGAAGTTGTTCAATTATCGAACATCTTTCAAAAAGTAGGTAGTGAAGTTGTTCAAAATATGGACTACTTTTCGGAAGTAGACGGCAAAGCTGTTCAAAAATTGAACCACTACACGAACACTGTATTAAAAGATCTTAGTACTACTATTACTACTCCTATTACTGGCAATGAATTTGAAGATGAGATAAATGAAGATCCCAAGTTCAACGCAATGATCGATATTTTAAATGCTTATACCGAATTGCACGGTAAGTTAGATTTTCATGTGAAACCACGTGAGCGTGAAGCCATGGGTAAGATGGTCGCCGGAGGTATGCCTAACCCTTTTACCATCCGAACTATGGAACTTCTCCTGGAGGAGAAACGCAAACGAGAGGGAGCTGATTTCAAGCTTCCTACCAGTTTTTTATATTATGAGAACGCGATTTACGAGGCATGGCGCAATTCCCAAACTTCCGCAGCGCCGACTGACGGAGTCGCCCAGGGAACGCCAGATAAGCCACAGAGAAAGACTAAGCAGCAGCGAGAGCTTGAAGAACTAGACATGATGATTGAGGAGGAGAGGCGCCGTGGAGAAGGTGGAAGTGATCATTCTGGTCCGCACCATTAAGGCGAACTATCCCGGGTTTGATAAATCACCTGAGAACATTGACCGGTTGTATAAATACCTGAAAGAATTCCCTTTTGAAACGGCCAAAGAGAACGTGGACGCCCACATTCTGACCGAGAAATTCCCGCCGAATATTGCGGAGATTCGTGGCAGGTTGGGTGAGCAGTTGGATAGCAAGCGTAGCAAAGAGGCTACTGCAGAGCATTTTGCCAATCTCGATAAGTGGGGTTCGAACAATACACCACCACCGGAAGGATACTGGGAAGCTATGAGACAGAAGCTTCGAGGTGAAGTGGATGCTTGATCGTGATAGTTTTCTAGCAGCGACGGGAATTGATATGCCTGTCGACTTACAGGCTGAGCAGGCTGTATTGGGCGCGGTTCTAATCGACCAGGCTGCCTATGAAGTTGTAGCAGATCTTCTGCAGTGTGGGGAGTTCAGTGACGATGGACATGCCCGGATATACAGGGGGATGCGTCGACTCAGTGATGCAGGTCAGCCGTTAGATTTGATCAGCCTTACTTCTCAACTGCAGGACAGCGAGGAGATCGATAAGGTCGGTGGGGTCAGTTATCTAGCAAAACTCGCTTCAGCAGTTCCGACAACGGCTAACGTAACCTATTACGCGGAGCGAGTACAGGAGATGTTCCTACGCCGCCAAGCGATTGATATCGCGTTAGAATTGCTTCGCAACGCAGGTGAAGAACAGGACGTCAAAGGCTTTGTTGCAATGGCTGAGACCGCGGTGTCTAAGCTATCTGACCAAACGGTACCGGTCCGAGAGTTTGTTGGAATCAAGGATACGTTAATGCAAGTCTGGGAAGAAGCAGAGCAGCGTTATAACACTCGCGATATTAATCGTGGGATCACTGGAATTGAGTCAGGGTTCACAGATCTCGACAAGATGACTGCCGGATTCCAAAAGAATGACTTAATTATCGTGGCAGCGCGGCCTTCCGTGGGCAAGACGGCCTTTGCACTGAATGTTGCACAGAATGTTGGAGTACGGGCTAAGGAGACGGTTGCTATCTTCAGTCTTGAGATGAGCGCCGCACAGCTTGTCCAGCGAATGGTCTGTGCAGAATCTCAGATCGATGCCAGCCGTATGAGGACGGGGCGATTCGAAGGTGATGATTGGGAACGCATGGCAATGGCTGTAGGGCTATTGTCAGAGGCGGACATTCATATTGACGATACGCCGGGTATAACGGTAAACGAGATCCGAGCCAAATGTCGGCGGCTGAAGAAGGATCGGAGGCTGGGGATGATAATTATTGATTACCTGCAGCTCATCCAGGGTAGCGGACGCCGCGGTGCAAACCGGCAGGAGGAAGTATCTCAGATCAGTCGGACACTTAAGCAGATTGCAAGGGAACTTGAGGTTCCAGTGATTGCACTATCCCAGCTTAGCCGTGGCGTGGAGCAGCGGCAGGATAAGCGCCCAATGATGAGTGACCTTCGCGAGTCTGGTGCGATCGAGCAGGATGCTGATATTGTTGCCTTCCTGTATCGCGATGATTATTACGACAAAGAGTCTGAAAAAAAGAACATCATCGAGGTCATTATTGCCAAACAGCGTAACGGTCCAGTGGGAACGGTAGAACTTATTTTCCTAAAACAGTTCAACAAATTTGTTAATTATGATCGAGGACATGCTGATCCGACTCTACCACCTACAGGTGATGTTAAGGATATTGATAAACGGAAATGGGCTTGAAGGAGGCAACCATGGAAGAGCAATTTTACGGGTACTGCTTCCCGGAACCAGGGGGTTGGCACACACCGTCAGTTACGTTGAATACGCCTGAAGAAATCTATCGCTACACGCAGCTGCACGGCAAGACTGGAATGTTTCGTGAAATACGTGTAACGGACGGCGGTGATTTCATGGTCGTTCAGATGATTGATGGCAAATATGTCTGGCCAGAAGAGTGGAAGCAGCTCAACAAGGAGGAGTTCGGGGATGAAACAAGGGAAGCGGCCAACGCGCCGGCAGAAAAGCGAGATTAAAGCAGCTGGGCTCATCCCAGTAAACTGGCTGATTGAAGACAAACTGATCGTGATCAATCGGTTATTTGTCAAGACTCGGGACATCCGACGGTGGGCCTAATGGGTACACGTTGGAACTACTGGCATGTTTATCAGTTCATGGTCACACATTTTGCTCAAACGGGACTCGTTCCCGAGCGGACGGAACTGTTAGTTGAATTTGCGGAGCTGGAGCCGGTGGAAGTGGACGAGGGTATTGCAGAGTTTGAACTTGTGATCAATAAGCGCCATAGGGGAGCTGAGCAAAATGACTACAAAGAAGCGTAAGCTGATCGATCCGTATTTCCAGCAGCGTAACTATTTTGTGGTGCATGATGAAACTGGAGCGATGGCTGGCATGGTTTATGTGCTTGATACGTCCATGATGCCACCTAATCAGAGGGGAGGCGATGCACATGAAAATCCTAGGTATCGACCATGGAACCAATTATGCCGGATGGGCGACTATGGAAAACGGTAAACCCATTGAATTCGGATTACGGGATTATAGCAAGATCGCCATGCCGAATGTATTGGATGCCATTTATCAGGATGCATTTCGCATGATTGAGCAGGAGCAGCCTGGCTTAATCGTTCTCGAGCGTCCTGTTCACTTCAAAAATGCATCCAGCGTGATTGCCCTAGTTGGTGCTTTCTCCATGGTGACATTGGCTGCGCTACATCTTGGAATAAAGGTGGGTGAAATACGGCCATCGGAATTGAAGAAGCAAACCGGCAAGGGAAATGCGGATAAGGAAACAGTCGCCGTTGAAATGCAAATGCTCTTTGATCTTGACTATGATGAGTTGGCAATACCGGTCTTATACAAAAAAGATGATCCCAAAGGTAAGTACAAAAAGGGTGACATTCAGCAGCGGCTATTTGATCCCTCAGATGCTTTGGCACTCTGCTGGGCGTACCACCAAAAACATATTATGGGAGTGGCGTAACGATGAGCTATATCAATTTCAAGGGAACCGTTAAAAAAATCAATTTGAAATCTGCGGAGGAAACAGAGATTACGATCAGTATACCGGCAGAGGAACTGGACGGGCAGTATAACATCCTGCAAAGCATGCTGGAGTTGAAGGTGATCGGTGGACTGGACTCTCAAATCATCACATATAAGGTCATGAAGAACGCACTCACGGGCAAGCCGTTGACCAAATATGTCGTTGATAATACGGGTTTAGTATCTGTAGCTCAACCGGAAGGTGAACAGCTCTCCATGGATTTGGGACTGCCTGCAGAGAAGGTTGAGATCAAGGCAGAGCCAGTGCAAATCGATCTTGAAGTTATTCAGGAATTTATCTTAAGCAGACTAGCTCCGAACTTCGATGATTTGGACCATGATTTCGTTGAGATTACACTGCGCCTTTCAGAAGGTGAAACATACCTGAAGCTTGCTGCAGAAGCGGATATGGGTGTCGGCGTATTTGTGGTTATGGTGGATGAATACCGCAGACGGGTGGCTCCAATGGCTGCGAGCTGGGATGAATGGCGTAACGGTAAGGTTAAGACTGAGCCAGTGGTCAAGAAAGAAGCAGCCGATGTTGTTTCCGAGGAAGTTGAGAATCCGGATGAAGTTGGTGGTGAAGCTGCTGGAGAATCTGACAAGACAGAAGGTAATGACACTCAGGAAGGCGGCCTCGACGTTGTAAAGGGTGAAGGGACTAAAAAAGAAGATAGTATTGATCCGGCTGACCCTGCAGGTGCGGATGAGTCAAGTAAAGAAGAGTTGGACGCCTTTATTCTTGCTAATCGCCCTATCTTCCCAGAGGTCGAATATGATGGACAGCCTATCCCTTTTCCTGATCTACTGGAAAAACGCTTGAAGGAAGATAAGACCTGGCGTGAAATCGCCAATGAGCGTGGCATGACGAGCGGACAATTGTCTGCAAGATGGTCAGCATATCGGAAGTTGGCCACGAAGAAAAAGAATGAAGGTGGGGGAGCAGCATGAGCTGCTTCTTCTCTTTAAAGGAGGGGCTGCAATGTTCATCAATCTTGGATTGCTCATGCAAATGAAATATGAATTGATATTGAGCATACATGCAGATGTGGTCTGGGAACACTCCATCCGGTGCTTTAACGAAACAAGGTTACGGAAGCTGATTGACCAGGCACTGGATGAACGGGACGTTGCTTCCTTCTATAGATACTCGGCTGAGCTGGTTGATTTAAGAAAAGGATGATAACGGTAATTCAAGTCGATGGAGGTGTCAACATGAGAAATACTTTGGGAGATTTAAATAATCACTTATTTGCTCAATTGGAGCGACTAAACGATGAGAGCTTGACTGGTGAAAAATTAGTAGAGGAAATCAGTAAAGCAAAGGCAGTAACGAGTGTAGCTTCTCAAATTATAGCAACCGGCTCTCTTGTCTTGGAAGCAAAAAGACTCGCTGATGATAGGATGAACGCTGACACGACTATTCCAAGAATGTTGGAGGGGTGACTATGTTCCGGTTCACTTATGAACAAAGGGAATTTATCAGGACCCATATACAGGGACGCTTTGTCCCTGAACTGACCAATCTGTTTAATACAGCTTTCGCCACAGAGATTAAACCTTCTCAAATTCGAACGTTCATTAAAAATAACAGATTGAAGAGCGGCATTGATTCAAGGATTAAATCGGGAAACGTGCCTTTCAACAAAGGCAAAAAGAAAACATGGCTTGGTGGAGAAGCTACTCAATTCAGCAAGGGTCACAAGCCCCACAATTATGTTCCTGTAGGCTCTGAGAGGGTCAATGGGGATGATTATGTAGATATCAAGATTGCTGATCCAAACAAATGGCGGGGTAAGCACATCCTTGTTTGGGAAAAATACAACAGTCGATCAGTTCCAAAAAGTAACGTAATCATATTCGGTGATGGAAACCGGCGCAACTTTGATCCTGATAACCTAATTCTAGTCTCTCGTTCACAACTTGCGATTATGAACAAAAATGGTTTGATCCAAAAGGACGCCGAACTCACGAGGACCGGCATTATAATGGCTGACATTCTTAAGAAAATCGGGGAGAGAAAGCGGAGCAAGATAAAAAGGAATTGATTGTCATTGAAAGTTCTGCGTTTAATATCTTGGCAGCAAGAGTAGCATTGATGGATTGACTTAAATCATTCAATTCTTCTTTTTATATCTTTCTGACAATAGCCGGGTTCGTTTTTCGTTTATTTTTAACTGCATTTCAGTTCTTTGTTTTTGCATCTCATCTTCGCATTTCTTTTGCTTTGCTAATTCAGCATCAACTTTCTTAATAAAAAGAGTTACTCTATATAAATTGTCAAAATGTCGAGTGAGAATTGGTGTAGTGGCAACAAGAAAAAATAGAAGTAGACAAAAGTAAAATATTTTTAAGGATATGCCTGGCACTAAATTAATTGAAAGCACTAATATAGTCACACAGATTGTGATAATTACGTTCGCCATGCTTTTGGCTTTCAATGTTTCAGAAGCACTTTCAAGTATATTTTTATATCCTTGTAATTCATCTATAGAATAAGTTCCTAAATTACCGTCAAGATGTTCAAATATTAGTCGGTTAATTTCTCCCATATAAAATGAATGTTTTTTACGCTTTTCAACAAAGAGATTCCGCAATTACAATCAGCTCCATATTCTACATAAACTGAAGACCCCCAAATCCTTGGCTAGGGCGGGGGTCCTAACGGTAAATCATTCCTTTTGACATTATAACATAAAGGGGAATGAGGGGAATGGCGATGGCATGGGGACAATGCGAACTTTTTCCTGTAGCAAACGAGGCAGAGATCCAGCGGACAAAGTTTCTTCTCGGAAAATATAAAAGCATGCGGCTTTTGATGGATGATTACGAGAATAACACTCAGGATATGCAAATGATTGCAATCGATGGAGAAGTGGCCAGACGGATTGACTCAGACGAACTGCATGCAGATAAGGCAGCCAACGCTGTTATTTTGATCGAAAAGCAGCGATGGGTGTATGAGAAGTACCAGCTCTATACCGGTATTATTATACGCGCAGTGGGATTGATTCAAGATGAAGATTCGCTTGGTGCGATCAAGCACAGATATATTAAGGGGCATTCATTTAAAGAGACAGTATTGTTTTATAGGTGCGGAATGAGTGATAGTACAATTCGACGGAAAATTAGCGAGGGAACAAATAGCATAGCCAACACGTTGAAGCTTATTGGGTTCTTTGAACAGGATAACGCGGAGTTTTAGGGAATATGGACATAAAAGTAATAAAAGGGGATGGATTAATATATCTCAATCCCCTTAGCATATCGATCGTAACTATATTTTATTCAGGCACTTCATGTTTCAGGAACATGATAATTTCAAAGGCTGCAAAAGCTGTATATATTGTTTTAAAGAGTAGGTCTCCAAATTCAATTAAATATAAATCCCATGATTTTGATCGGTCATTAAATTTGATTAATTGATTGTCAGCTTCATATTCGTATGAATGATGACCAATACTATTTCTAATGGAATTGTTTAAGGTGTTTGGATCGAGCAAAGGCAAGAAAATATTTTCTTTAGTGAAATATTTCAATCTATTACCTTTATTTTGCATTTTAGTATTGTATTCATTAATAGTATGTATATCTTTAAATTCTCTAGCTGTTTCAGTCTCAAAATCATTCCTGTTACCTCTTAGGTAAATATTCTGTATCCCTAAAAAAATTGGCAATATTGAAGATAATATTTCAAAAGATTCTACATAATAATTTTTTAACATATCAAAATTAGTTGTTAAAATACCTTTTGTTTCTTTTATTTTATCAATTTCTTTTGGCCCACAAATATATGTTAAAATAATTGGCCATAATAGCTCAAAATAAATTGAAAAATTTTTTAATAACTGTATTATATTTTCATCAGAATATGTTATAAGTTCAGATAAGTCTTTTTTGAGACTTTGAAGTTCAGTCAAATTCTTGGATTTTAGTTGTAATAATTTTTTCTGTAAATCCTGAATTCTATAATAATCTTCAATAAATAAAAAAGAAAATGGTCTGTAGAGAACCTGTTTGATAATATCAGAATAATCAATTTTTAAATTTTCAAGCGCATAAGTTGGCTTTTTAACATATTCGTTTTGTATAAGTTGGCTAATTAAAAATGCGTGTTTATTATTTTTATATAGCTCCCATATTCTAAAAGAGATATTTGCTTCATTTTCAAATCCATCAGAAACCATACTAACTAGTTCTGTTTTTTTTTGTTGGGTTGCTCTGCTTTTAGATACTTCTAACATGTAAGGTGGAAAGAAAGATGTAATATCATTAGGATCAAATTGTTTTATTTTATCTGTAAAAAATTCAGTAGCTAATTGAAGTACATGTGTTGGACTTCCCTCATGAACATATGTAGCATTTTTGCATTTAAACTCTTTAACCATACCCTCATCAAGGTTTTCATTCCAAATCAAGTAACCACTAACTGTTACATTGCACTTAGGACAACTAAACGTAAATGAGTTTTCATGCACATATCCGCCATATACTTTTAAAAGAACTACATTTTTGCAGACTTCACACTGTAATTTTAAGTTGCTGTTCATTAAATTACCCTACTTTCAATGATATGATAAAAAATTATACTCTCACTTTGCAAACACAAGATTTTCATAAATATGTATAATTAGAACTGGCTTTAGAAGGAAATTTGAACGTAATTTGACTCTAAGTTGAGTAGCACATGACGGTTTTTCCGTGATATTATGAGATTGTGGAAATCAGGCGAGATTGACACGCACAGCTGCAAAAATATACGTTAACCGAGACGTACCTCATCTTGCTTTTTCTTACCTTATCATTGGGTTGACTTCCTCACCATTAATTAAAAGTAGTTCAAATGATTCTTTAGTTCGATCCATGTCCATTGCACACGTAAGATCTACTGTTCTTCCATCTGGATGAACAAATTCTAACTGGTGTAACTTATAATCATATTGGAGTGCGAGTTCGTAGTACTCTGAAAAATGCTCAGCCCCATGAATGGCATGCCTTTTAGAATTGCAGACTTCTATGGAAGTACTCCATTCTCTGTCTTTAAACATAAAACGAACGTCGAACTGTTCACCTACTGGAATTACAGCAATAGTGTAATTGCTTCCTTCATAGTGATATAGAATATTTGTCATATTACTCGCCGCCTCCCTTTGTAGGTCTAAAGTTCGACACCGAAAGAGGAAAATCCTTCCTTTATGACGAATGTTGAACTATACGAAGATATTAGCGGAGGGATTTCAGATGGCAAGAAGGAAAAGCAAGGCGAAACAGGAAGAAGAATTTATTCAAGGTGTCATGAGTCTTGCTGCAATAGGATCGCTTGCGTTAACTTATACATTAACAAAGTCATTTCAGGCTTCAATCATTGTGTGTATTCTTGTTGTTGCTGTTGTAATTGCGATCTTGATTTCTCGGAAACTGCAGCATCAGGAGCGGTTAAAGAAGTCTGGTATTGCTGAGATTGATAAGATGGAAGGCGTTCAGTTTGAACAGTATCTTGGTCATCTGTTCCGATCTCAAGGGTATAAGGCAGAAGTGACACAGGCAGCTGGTGATTATGGTGCTGATCTAATCCTGACAAAAGACGGTAAACGGATTGTTGTACAGGCAAAGCGTTACAGCAAGAATGTGGGCCTGAAAGCAGTTCAAGAGGTTCGTGGTGCAGTTTCACACTATGGAGCGACTGGTGCTTGGGTAGTAACGAACAGAGATTATACAGATCAAGCCTACAAGTTAGCCAAATCAAATAGTGTTCGACTTATCGGTCGGGAAGAGCTCGTCGAGATGCTTCTGCATATGAGAGAGAAGACAACAGCTTCTAAGAAAGCCGCAAATACAAAGACTAGCGCTTAATCAAATGAGTGAGCTATGAGCAGAAGAACAGGTAAAGATATGTGCTAAAGCCTGATATTCAGAGCTGGTGCTGTTGACTTCACTTTCGTTAGATCAGTAAAATGGTCTTGTTCTCCTTTGTAACAAAGTATGTAAAGATCTTAAGCAAAGAGCGTAGCGCATTTGCTGCGGACGCTTAGCGGATGCCATTCTTTAAAAAGCGTTTGAATTTTGCATTAATCGTAAATTTATTGTTGAAAAGCGTACATATAACAGTCGAGGTCGCTCATTTATTGGGCGGCTTTTTTCTATTCCATTGGAGGGATTCTATTGAACAGGAAGAGGAAAGAGCAGCAGCGGTTAAAAGATCCGCCTAGGCAGCCGAAGAAGTGTGACGGTTGTGTGTGGGGCAGATGGGAAGGAACAGCGCAGTTTTGTTCCAGGGTGAAATGCCAGAAGGGAAAATCTTCCTGAACGTCGAAATATGATGTCGAAGGGAGGAATTATTAATGTCTGATGATTTTATGGACTTTCTAAATTCCAAAGAAAAGGACAAGCAGGAGCATTCTAAAAGAGAGGATGAATATCAGGCAAGATATGAAAAAACTGTCAGAGAACTTTACGATCTAATTCGTCAATGGATGGAGCCATATGAAACTGCTGGTAAGTTAAAGATAAGTGAATCCATATATGGTCCTAAAGATAGTAGCCTCATTACTGAGCTTACTATTCAGTTTAACGATACTCAGAAGATATATATAACTCCAAACATGGCTAAGCAATTATTAAACACTATGTTCGCAGTTAACATTACACATTTTAATGGCGATATCCATCCACATAAAGAAGCTGCAAAGACTCAGCTGCTCTTTGATGATAAAGTAGGTTGGTTTATTGATCTTGAATTCCCTAACAGAAAAGAATTCAATGAACAGACCTTTAAAGAGATTCTTAAATCAAAATTATTGTAGTTAGTACAGCACCTTCGGGTGCTTTTTTCATGCCTATAAATGGCCTCCTGAGAGTCATTCTAAGGAGTTTTAAATAAGAACGTGCGTTTGTTAGGAGAGTGACAGGAAAGAGTAGGGAAGTACAGCTCACTTGGTGTGCTTCTCCGTCTGCGCCAACTCTTAGATGAAAAACCAACTCAACACAAAGGAGGTGTCCCTATGGACATCAGAACGATACCCATCACAGAGATTAATGCAGCAGCCTATAACCCACGTGTTGACTTTCAGCCCGGAGATCCCGAATATGAGAAACTACGCCGCAGTCTGGATGAATTCGGCTATGTTGACCCCATCGTCTGGAACGAGCAAACCGGGAACATGGTCGGTGGCCATCAGCGATACAAGATACTGGTCAACGAGCAGGGCTGCACGGAGCTAGCCGTTTCCGTCGTTAACCTTGAACCAGGTCGTGAGCGTCTACTAAATCTGGCACTCAATAAAGTCTCTGGACGCTGGGATGATGAAGCACTTGCCCACCTGCTCAGTGAGCTGCAGGAAGCCGGAGCAGATTTGAACCTGTCCGGCTTTGACTCAGGTGAAATTGATCAATTGCTCAAAGACTTCACAGAACCACTGGATGATCAGCTAGGCGACTTTCAAAATCGTGAGCTGGACGTGAGCGACTTCGACGAATCCCAGTTCGATTGTAAATGCCCCCGTTGCGGCTTCGTATTTAATCAGGAGGAAGTATCATGAGCCACCCAGCATGGGATTGGAAGCTGTCAGACCTAGCAGAAGTCCCCAAACATGGCCGGACAGTGTTCTCTTGCTTCTCCTGTGGTGGTGGCTCGACAATGGGATACAAGCTTGCTGGATACACGATGCTAGGCAATGTGGAGATCGATCCGCAGATGATGCGCATCTACCGGAAGAATCACAATCCGTTGCACCCGTTCCTTATGCCGATTCAGGACTTTAAGGCGCTGCCTAATGATCAGTTGCCGCCAGAGCTGTTTGACCTGGATATTCTTGATGGGTCACCACCATGCAGTGTTTTTTCGTTGTCGGGTGACAGAGAGGATAAGTGGGGAGGGGAATACTCATTCCGAGAAGGGCAGGTGGTGCAGCGGTTGGATGACCTGTTCTTCGACTTTCTGGATGTAGCAGAGAAACTTAAACCGAGGGTGATTGTAGCGGAGAACGTCCGCGGCATGATGGTTGGGAAAGCTCGTGGTTTCGTCAGTCTGGTCTTATCTCGCTTCCGAGAGCTTGGGTATAGACCGCAACTCTTTCTTCTTAACTCGGCAACCATGGGCGTTCCTCAAAAGCGGGAGCGTCTTTTCTTTGTCGCCGCTCGGGAGGATCAGGCATTACCACCGTTACAATTAGAATTCAATGATCCACCGGTGCTGTACAGGGATGTTCGCAGTGGTGAGGGTAAACCTTTGAATACATCTACGAAAACGTATAGCCGGTGGAAAAGGAAAAGGCCAATTGATCTGAGTATGGGAGATGTCACTGAACGGGAAAAAGGAAAAGCCAGCGATTATAACACCATTATTCTCAAGGATCAGAAGGTTTCGAACACTCTGGCCAGTTCATCGTGGTTCCTGCGATCTGATGAACCCTGTCGGATCAGTGATATGGATTCAATCCGGATTCAGACTTTTCCTAGTGATTATGATTTCTTGGATTCGGATGTTTCTTATGTCTGTGGAATGAGCGTCCCACCCTTGATGATGAAGAGGATCGCTGAGCAGATTCATTTGCAGTGGTAAAGAGGGAAATTATTAAAAAGTGAATTTATAAACTTCGGTACTCCAAAAAAATGTTATTTTACAATTTATTCATGGAAGATATGTTAAAATAATGAATATCCAAATAAGATAATTAAATAACAAAGTGGGGTAGCGAAATGAGTGAAGTACCTAAAAAGAATAAGGTATTTATGGATAAGGTGGGGTATCTACAAGAGTTTAGTGGGGAAAGAAGATTGAATAACGATAAACAATATGAAGCTTTAAAGATGGCTTTAGATATTCGAAAATTTGAAATTGAATTATATTGGAAACGCGCAACTTATTTTTGGACGTTTATCGGAGTAACGTTTGCTGGTTATTTTTTGTTAATCAACGGGAATGTGAGCACAGCTGAGAGGCTTCGCTCGTGGCATATTTTAATTGTAACCCTATTAGGTTTACTTTTCTCATTTAGTTGGTTTTTAGTTAACAGAGGAAGTAAGTTCTGGCAGAATAACTGGGAAAGACATGTGGATTACTTAGAAGATGATATAATGGGTCCACTATATAAAACGGTTATCAATCCCCAAAAAAATAAGTTTATCAATCCGTTCGCTGAATACCCTTTGTCTGTATCTAAAATCAACCAATTCTTAAGCTTATTAGTGTCTATTATTTGGTCAGTTCTAGTATTTGATAGTTTAAAAAATACTTTGACCAAAGTTGGGCCGTGGCAAATATTGTTGATTGAACTAGGATCAGTAGTAATTATCATTTATGGATACTATTATTTCTGCAGGAGTAAATTAGTCGAAAAAAACTTTAAAAATAAAGAAGCTATGTTTGTAAAAAGAAACATTCAATAATACTATCTCCTAATTAACCGTCGTTATAAATGACGGTTTTTATGGTTGAAAATAAAGGAGGACGCGCAAACGTCCTCCTCATCATCCAGGGTATCTCCCGGCTGAGGTAGCGGCGCGCCACGCGTGGCTTTTTGGACATCCGCTATCTCGTTTCCAATATTACAGGGAAGCCGAGGGGAACACAATGGGAACACCAGATGAAATGTTGCAGCATGAGCTTGAGGTTATAGCCGGTATCCTGGAATCCAAGTCACAATATCGGAAGATCGTTAAGGCCGGCATAGCTAAGTGGGTAAAGGACTTTCAGGATGGCAGGATTGAGATTAAGACGGTGGATGATCTGAAAAAGCTGATTGAGATCGATATTGAGCTGCAGAAGGACGAACTGTGATGTTTTGTAATTTCGTAAAAATTATTGGCACTATCCTTAAGAGGGAAAGCTTTCCTTTTTGTCGAATGATGAGATAGAGGTGATTAAATTGGATGAATTAATCGGGAAAATTGTTGCATTTCGAGATGAACGAAATTGGAGCCAATTCCATAATCCTAAAGATTTAGCTATTTCACTGAACCTTGAAGCAAGTGAACTTCTTGAGCTGTTTCAGTGGAAAAGCAGTGATGAAACAATTGATAAAAGCCTGTCTAAAATTCAGGATGAGCTTGCAGATGTATTGTACTATGCTTTGTTAATGAGTCATGATCTCGGCATTAATCCTAGCCAGGCGATTCTTGAGAAATTGCAGAAGAATGCTGAGAAATACCCAGTTGATAAGGCATTTGGTTCTAATAAAAAATATACAGAACTTTAAGGGGATTGTTATGCTTTATTATTTCACAGCGTGTGACAGGAACGCCAGAGTGCATTACGAAGAAACAGTTGCTAAACCTTATCGAATAGCAGATGTGTTCGATAAATTAGATGTAGATTTGCAAAATGAGTTAGCTGTCAATGGCCTTGATCAGAATGTTCATATGTGGGGGGCTGTCCCGGGCAAGTCAAATATTAAGCGTTGGCACAACCTACAAGCAGGGGACGCGGTATTAGTTTATGTGAAGGAAGGATTTAGATCATACGCTAAAATAGTATGCAAGACTATTAACAAAGAAGTGGCTGAGCATATCTGGGGAACTGATGATGAGAATAAGACATGGGAATATATATACTTTCTCAAAGATCTTGAACCCGTGAGCTTTTCAAAAGAGAAGTTTTCTTCATTCTTTGGATATAAGACCAATTTCACACCGCAAGGCTTTAGTAATATAGAAGAAACTAAGTTTCAAATAAGAATGAGAAGATACGTAGATATCGATGCTCTTGTTCATGATCTTAAAGATAATTTTTTTATGTCTGATGAAGATTTTGAAGAAGGAGACTATCAGAATTCTGTAGAAACTGATTTAAGTAAAGTCAAAGATATGCCAGAGGTTCCTAAAACGAAAAAGAAACAGAGAGTATTAAATGGTGTTAAGGTATGGGATAGAGATCCTAAAACAGCACAGAGGGCCATTAAAAAAGCACATTCACTGTGTGAATTCGATTCGAGCCACACCACATTTGTTTCAAACGCGAGCAAGAAGAATTATGTTGAAGCCCATCATTTAATTCCCATGAAGTTTCAAAATGATTTTACTAATTCCATTGATACAGAAAGTAATATTCTAGCCCTTTGTCCCAACTGTCATCGAATGATCCATCTTGCACGACCAAAGGAAAAGAAAGAACTCCTAAAATCTTTTTATGAGCAACGTAAAGATAATCTTTCTAATCTTGATATCAACTTTACGTTATCAGATCTAAATGGATTTTATGGACTTAAGTAGTTTAGTAATGAATGCAGCAGCCCTTTTGGGCTGCTTTTTTAATGGGGGTGGTGACATGTAAATGGCCAGAGAACGCAGTCCCGAGCGGGACAAGGCAAAACAGATGTGGCTGGAGAGTAGTGGCGAGATGAAGCTAAAAGACATCGCCGCTGCTCTTTCTATAGGTGAGAGCAAGGTCAGAAAATGGAAGTCGCTGGACCATTGGCAGGATGATCTCAAAGGGAGCGCTCCACTTGAATCCAAAGGGAACGCTCCACATAATCGGGGTGCTCCCAAAGGGAACGCGAACGCAATAGGTAATCGTGGGGGTGCTCCACCTGGTAACCAAAACGCTAAGGGAAACCGCGGCGGCTCAGGTGGCCCTGAAGGAAATAAGAAGGCGGTCACTACCGGAGAGCATGAGACGATCTGGATGGACACACTAACCGAATCCGAGCAGCAGCTCATCGATCAGGTCGACACTGACCCGATTATCCAGGCGAATGAATCTCTGTACCTTCTGACTATCCGCGAACGACGTATGATGCAGCGGATTAAGGTTCTCATGGATGGCCTGTCTGAGAAAGAGCGAAGTGTGCTGTATGAACTGAAGGCTATTAAAGAGGTCGGTATTCTTCATGATGAGAAAACAGGCATCACTAAGAAAATTCCGCATTCCCGTAATGAAATGGTAGAATCGCGTATCGAAGAAAAGGAATATCGTAAGCTGGATGACATTCTGAAACTTGAAGAAGCTCTTACGCGCATCCAGGATAAGAAGATCCGCGCGATCGATCTGAAGAACCGCCTTACTGATGAAGAGAAGCAGATTCGCATTGAAACGATGCGATATGAGCTGCAGATGCTTCGCGGCGGTGGCAATGACGACTTCGAGGACGATGGCTTTATCGATGCGCTAAAGGGTAAGGCGTTGGAGGTGTGGAACGATGGCGAAGCTTAAACTAAAGCCACCGTCGTTCAAATGGTCACCCTTTTCTGTGAAGCAGCTGAAGGTCATGACCTGGTGGATGCCAAGACAAAGCCCGCATGCAGATAAGGATGCCATCATCTGCGATGGTTCGGTACGTGCCGGCAAAACGGTATGCATGTCCTTTTCTTATATTGTATGGGCAACAGAAACCTTTAATAGTGAGCAGTTTGGCCTGTCTGGAAAGACCATCGGTGCACTTCGCCGTAACGTCATAGGCCCATTGAAACGTATGTTAGCCAGTCGTGGGTATCGTGTTCATGACAATCGATCTGAAAATGTTCTGACCATTACCCGGGGCTTAATAAGCAACCGGTTCTTTTTGTTTGGTGGACGGGATGAGAGTTCTCAGGACCTTATCGCCGGTATCACGCTGGCAGGTATGTTCTTCGACGAGGTTGCGTTAATGCCGAAGTCGTTTGTCGATCAGGCAACGGCTCGCTGTTCCGTAGATAGAGCAAAGCTGTGGTTCAACTGTAATCCAGCAGGCCCTTACCACTGGTTCAAGCTCGAATGGCTGGATCAACTGGAGCGTAAACAGGCGTTGCATCTGCATTTCACGATGGATGATAATCTCTCCTTATCTGAACGGGTACGAGAGCGGTACCGCCGAATGTACAGCGGGATATTTTATCAACGATATATCTTAGGTTTGTGGGTCATGGCAGAAGGCGTGATCTTCTCGAAATTTGCAGATGCAGTTCATAAGAAACCGAGGGATTGGTTCCCTACCTCGTTTGATCGTAAATTTATCTGCATTGACTATGGTGCTAACAACCCGACGACGTTCCTGAAATATGGCGTGAAGGGTAGCATCTATTATGAGCTAGAGGAGTATTATCATGATATCCGGCGAGCGGGTGAGAAGACGAATGCGGAGTATGCGGATGACCTGCAGGCATTCGTAGATGGGGATGAGAAAGTTATCTTCATTGATCCATCGGCCAAGGCATTTATTATCGAGTTGAGTAAACGAGGGATGAGTCATATTAAGGCTGCTGTGAATAGCGTCCTGGATGGTATTCAAACCGTTTCTAATCGCTTCCAAAGTAATGAACTTTTCATATGCGCAGACAACACTAATTCCCTCATGGAGTTGGTGTCTTACGTATGGGATGAAAAGGCGGCTAAGCGTGGTGAGGACAAGCCCATTAAGCAAAATGACCATACCTGTGACGCGCGCCGTTACGGCATCCATACGGATTACTTGCTGCAGCGTGTGAAGCAGCGGAAAAAGGATAGAGAGGAGCGATCAGATCATGATGTGGGGTGGGTATAACGTATGAGTGGTGAGGCGCAGTGGTTCCAGATATCAAAAGCAGAGGATCGGCATATCCCTTCCAGCGCGCAGCTGCCGGATAGCTTTGAAAACCTCTACGATCAGCACGGGCTGCTGCCATTCCCTCCTGGTAATGATCCTGCAAGCTGTAAGCTACTGGTCAAAAATAGTAGTATCATTCCACAGTGTATTGAAGCATACCGGCGAAACATCTCTGGTTATGGGATTGCTTTGGAGTATATTCCTGGCGAGAGTGACCAAACGGCCTTAGATGAATGGAACCGAGCAGACAAGTTTCTGGAGACTTGTAACTTGGAGGATTCACCAGAGGAGATTATTAACTCGTTGATCGATGATTTAGAGAGCAGTGGTATGGCAAACGTGGAAGTGGCCTGGCCTACAGGCAGTGAGTTTCCAACGCTTTACCGGATGAATCCGAAGTTTGTTCGCTGCACCCGGGAAACCGATAAGGCGACCATCAAGCGTAAACGGCGGATTCGTTCCACCAAGCAGATTGAGGAGTTCTCGCAGGATATCTATGCACGACGTTATGCAATGAAGCGAGGGCAGAGTGTGGTGTGGTTCCGGTTATTCGGGACTGAAGGCGAAGGGAATCAAATCATCCCCTTGAAGCTGGGTAATGATGGACCTTATGGGGAGCCTCGCTGGTTCGGCAATGCACCGGGCGTAGTCGGCAGTAGAGAGGCCGAGGAACTGAACGTTTCCTATTTTTCAAATGGTCGCATGCTTTCTATGATCTTGACAGTGACAAATGGTCGGCTTTCCAAGCAATCCATGGAGCTACTAAAGAACGTTAAAGGTTCACAGTCTCAAGGTGGCATCCTCTACTTAGAGGCTTTGGGAGAAGAGACCGGTGGACCACTGGATGAAAAGGTCGAGAAGGTATCTATCAAACTTGATAAGTTAAACGATCTACTGCAGCAAGATGCGCTCTTCTTGGAGTATGGCAAAGAGAAGAAGGCAGACATCCTTTCGTCTTTCCGGTTACCACCAATCCTCGTTGGCCAGAGTTCTGACTATAACCGAGCGACGGCACAGGCCGCCCTTCGGTTTGCGGAGGAGCAAGTGTTTGAGCCTTACCGGACTTGGATCATGGACGAAATCTTTAACAAACGTTTGTTTCCGGCTATGGGCATCTTTCGGGTACGAGCTACCCTTCGTGGTCCACGTATCATCGATCCGGAAGATCGCAAGGCGCTTCTGGATTTTATTGCGGACCGAGGAATTATGCTGATTCGTGACCTGATTCCGATTGCCGAAGAAGTGTTAGATACGACAATAGATGAATCCAAGTACAGTGAGGAATATCTGGATACGCCGATCGCTCAGATGCTTAACAGTCAGCCGGCGCTCTTGAAGGATACAGACACGAATGACGTACAGGAGCAAGTGGCATCGATCGCTAAGCGGTTGCTGCGAAAGAGTGACCAGGAGGCGGACGTTCATGTGTGAGTACTGCTGGGAGAAGATTGCAAAGGCAGATGACACTGAGTTTCTGGATAGCTTGGCGCTTAACTATGCTGAGCGAGCTGTGTTGGAGGAGTTGTACAAGCAGGGAGAGAATCGAATAATAGAGATTTTGGAGCTGCAGGGAAAGGCGTTGCACGATGCGATTCAGGAATTGAGTGAGGAGCTGCTGATTGATATCGGTGAGCTGGGTAAGGTGCTGGTATCTGTTCAGAACGGTGATTTGTTTACCGTTGAGTTTGAGCAGGCCGTATATGATGCCTTCACACCGCTGTATCATCTAGCTGGGGAATCAGAGCTTTCGGCTCTTAGTAATGACAAGACGTGGTCCACGAAGAATAAGGCAGCTTCACGGTTTGCAAAAAACCTACAGAAGCTTGTTCCCGATATGAATGGAACTTCTAAGGACACCATGACCCGAGCCTTCCAGAAAGCAATCAAAGAGGGGAAGACACCTTCGGAACGCGCACTACTTGTACGGGGAATTAGTGCTGCAGCAGCCAAGGGAGATGCTGGCCCTTTTAACATGGAAAGATCAATCACGATTTCCCGCACAATGAGCACAGCTGCTGCCAATGGGGGGAAGGTCGAGGGCTGGAAGCAATCGGAGGTCGTCACAGGTAAGAAGTGGCGGTCTTCAAAGGGCGACCGAACACGAAAGAGTCATAAGAAGGCAAACGGTCAGGTTAGAGCACTGGACGAACCGTTTGAGGTGGGCAAAAGCAAACTAATGTTTCCGGGAGATCCGTCAGGGCGAGCTGAAGAGATTATTCGTTGTCGCTGTACCATGCAATCGGTATTGAAATAATAACAATGCCCAGAAGCTTAGCACAGCTTCTGGGCTTGTCTCACGCTTTTACACTTCTTATCTCCTGCAATTACCGACAACGGCTGGCTCTATGGTTAGTAGCCCCGTACAGCATGGTGACTGAAGAGTCGGTATTACCTTAGGTGCTACTAAGGCTTCTTGAGAGACGCCATGACTTATGCAGACGTGACCCTGCAATAACTGAGTCCCTATTAGCACATGACATTTAGAAAATAATAAGTAGCCCCCGTGCAGTTTACCCTGTGTTTCTTCACAGTTTACCCTGCTTGATTCTAATTACTAAATTTCTAAACAGAAGAACGAGGGTAGGTCAAAAGTTTAGTCACTTTCAACCAACTCCCTTCTATTTCTAGAATTTAGGATCTACTAAAATATACAACCTTTTGGATAATTCTTCAATAGTGAAAGGAGGTGAAATGAAAATATGACTTTTAAACTGAAAGACGCAAAAATCACGCACATCTCTCTGGTAGACAAAGGTGCCAACGGCGTACCGTTCGCCATTATCAAGGCTGCTGGGAAGAACGCTATTCAGAAACAGGTCCAGATTTCCAAGATTGATGATGACAAGCGGATTGTCAAAGGTGTTGTGTATCAGCCGGATATGGCTGACGCACATGACGATCAAATGGATGAAGTCGAGATTGAGAAGGCAGCTCATCTCTTCATGGAGAAGCAGCACACCTATAACATCGACAAGCAGCATGATCTCGAAGTCGACAAGGGATTTGTTATAGAGTCGTACATTGCACCTTGCGACATGACGCTCGGTGAGCAGCAGATCGTGAAAGGCTCTTGGGTGGCAGCTGTGAAGGTGACCGACGACGACACCTGGGAAGCCATCAAGAAAGGCGAGATAACCGGCTTCAGTATGTGGGGTGTAGGTAAAAGGGAAGAGATCGAGGATGAAGCGGAGGTATCCAAGGGACTCTTGAGCCGGATCGCCAAAGCACTTGGTCTGATCGAGAAGGGAGCAGTCGCTGACAAATACCATAAGAACCGGAAGAACCGAGAATTTTGGGCGGCGCAGGATGCCCTCAACTCGGTTCTTTTTAATTGGGACACTTGGCAGAGTGGCCTGGAGACAGATCCAGAGACCATTCGGGAGGCGCTGCAGGACTTTGTCGATATTGCCGAGGATGTGCTTACAAAGGAAGACATCGTCAAAGCCATCGGCGCACCACCGGAACCAATCGCCAAGGCTGGTAAGAAAATATCAGCGGGTAACCTCAAGCATGTGGAGGATGCCATAGCTGCTTTAACTGAACTGAAAAATAAAACGGCTCCCATAGAGGATGAGCCCGAGGAGGATGACGATTTGAAAGCTGAGGATATTGCCAAGGCTGTAACGGCCGCACTGGCTCCGATCGCTAAACAGGTAGAGGGCCTGACGGCAGAGATTACGGAGCTGAAGAAAGAGGAAGGTGTCGAAGGTGACCAGCCTGAAAGCGGTACTGCTTTGGCAGCGAGTACAGAAGAGACTGCGATTACGGATGCCATTGCGAAAGCCCTGGCACCGCTGAGCGAGCAAATGCAGACGCTGGCAGCTGATGTGCAACTGGTGAAGAACAGCCGCGGTGCATCTGCCCAGGGAGACGATCAAGAAGAAATCAGCAAATCAGAAGGCGCCGTTAGTTTCGGACGCTTTCTGTAATTAGAAGGAGGAAAGTATTTATGAGAACGAACGGAAATATTGCCCGAAACAGCATCCGGAAATCTACAATAGTTACATCGATGGACCAAAACGCTCTGAATTATGAGGAAGTGGAGGCCTTCACAGATATGGCGTACGAAGCCAACGGCTTCCTTAAAGGTATTCGTCATGAAAACCGGAAGAGTTCAAAAGGGACTATTGATAAGGTAGGTGTAAGGGGCCGGAACATGCGTGGTAAAAAAGAGAACATTATGGCAACTAACACACCAAGGCTGACCTTTCCGCAGATTCCGTATTCGGTAGAACCGGTGGTGCTTCCTTTTGACATCACCGAAGAGTTTATTCGCCAGACGCAACGGGTTCGTGGCCAAAATGCTGAAGAAATTATCATGCGGCATATGGCCAACAACTATGGCGAGAATATGCAGGACATAGCGTTCAACGGTGATACGAATACCCCCAACACGGATCCGGATTATGAGTTTCTGACGATCAATGACGGCTGGCTGAAGCTGGCCAGAACAACGGGGCATTATCTGGATTGGAGTACGCTTTCGGCGAAAGAGAAAACCGGGGTTTTGTTTGAGGTAGAACGTGCGATCCCGACGCGGTACAGAGCCGGTGGCGTATTCAAATACTTTATGCATCCGAACACTTTCAGCGAACGCCTTCAGATGCTGGCTGAGAAAGACACGAGCGCATCGATTCAGCTGCAGATCATGGGCGGTGTGAAGAAGATCAACGCTTATGATGTCGAAGAGGTTTGGAGTATGCCGGAAGGTGCCATTCTCTTTACGTATCAGCCGAACTTTGCCATGGTCCATACCTACGATATGCAGATCCGGAAGACGACCGAGGGCAAGGAGGCAATCTGGACTGATAAACGATTTTACGCGATTCACTCTGACTTTGACGCCATCTTCGAAGAACCGCAGGCTCTGGCCTATGTGGAAGGGGTGGAATTTTAATGCCATATGCGACCTACAGAGGCAAGAACGCCTCTCTGCGGCTTTATAGTATTCGGTTCGAGCCGGCTAAGCCGGTACTTGTGGAAGATTCGGTTGTGCTGGAAAAACTACATGATCATCCTGACTTCGAGGTGAAAGCGGAGAAGATCATCCCTCTGGAAGATCTGACCGTTTCACAATTGAAGGACAAAGCGAAGAAGGCCGGCATAGAGCGTTTTGTTGATATGAAGAAGCCGGATCTGATCACTGCTCTGAAGGCGCTGGAAGGCGGCGGTGTGCCGGATGCTAACAACGACACTCCTTAAGAGTCGTAGTCGTGTCAGCGCTATACAGGAGGCCACTCCCGAGCAACTAGACCAGTATATTGATGATGCTCAGACGCGTATCGAGCTGTATTTGTCCGTTCTTTTCCCAGAAGTCGTGGACAAACAGCTGATGCTGGCATGGGTGAAGCTGGCGGAGTCGCTTGCGCTGCAGGACAGTGAGGAATACTTGGCTTCGGTCGCCCGCGGTTATTCAGCGGAGAGTGACGGCGCTTGGACGTATACGAGGCAGGCAGTCGAGGGTAAGACCACGGGCAATGCCGATGTGGACTCTATTCTCTTCCTTTGGGTTAAAAAACAGCAATCGGGACCGGATGATGGGAACATCACGGCTTATTTGTTATGAATCACCGCATGAACACCCCGCTGGCGGTGTACCGGGTCGGTCGCCAGCAAGATGCCGATGGTCTGTTTAGTGACAGGAAATCCGGGAAAGTCACGGATTTAAATTGTTTTGTTGTTAAGACGCAGACCGACGCCAAGGCAGACGCCACACCTATCATATACATTGTCAAAAAGACAATCGGCGTTCCAAAGACAGCAGATGTCCGGATTAGTGACGAAGTGTTGCTATTCGGACGTAGGTATCTGGTGATTGACTCCAACCCGCGCCGTTACTGGCGTGAATTATTGGTGACATGTGAGGTGAAGGGCAGTGAACATTCATGATTTTGACGGTTTGGCTAAAAAATTCAAAAAGTTAAGCGAGAAGGGAGTGACCGAGATCCTTCGGAACATTGCTGAGGCGGTGGGTGAGACGCTGTTAAACCTGATCATTGATGAGATTGATAAACAGGATCTCATTGATACAGGCACAATGTGGAACTCCTTTACTCGAGGAGAAGACGGAAATGTATGGGAGTGGGATGTGGACCGCAATGCGATCACACTGGAGGTCGGTTCTAATCTAGAGACACGAAGCAGAGACACTGGAAAAGCGGGTTATCCTCACCTTATCAATGATGGGTACACCGTTCACAAAGCTCACTTTGTACCAGGCTATTGGGCAACGAATGGTACATTTGTACATGACCCGAGCGCGAAAACAGGATTTATGGCCAGACCCAGATCCTTTATAGGTCGGCATTATTTTGATATCGCGGTGAAACAGCTGGAAGGCGGTATGAATGAGTTAATCCAGAAGCGCCTGGATAAGGAATTGGAGAGGATGCTGTCTTGATGGATGTAGGGCTCAAAGCTTGGGCGGAAATCGTGCAGCAGGTGTATCCGGATCTTCCCATTCTACGTGATCGATCGTTATGGCAGGCCGGACAATTTGAACGACCAAGTGTATTCGTGGAAACGGATCTCGTTTCGGACAAAGCACATACGCCGAGGGCAGATCGGATTATAGAGGATGTAGGAATGGTCTTCCATTTTGACATGGAACGCAGCGAGATAGAGGATCAGGGAGAGCCGGTTCCTTTGGATCTGGCTCCGTTCTTCTTATATCTCAGACAGCGTCGATTCTGTGTAGCTTCACAACGCTTCGGAATCATGATGGTGATTGAGGCTCCACGTACACGGGAGCTAAAGGATCGGACTGAAGTCACTCTTCGGTACTCATACTTACTTCATGTTCCTAAGCTGCTTGTAAATGGCGAGGGCATTCCCGTTGAGAAGATTAACGAATTTCATACTGCATATGAAGGAGAGGAGCACGAGGCATGAGCAGTAATAAGCGATTAGAACGGCAGTCGTCGGCTGCCGCGTCTGCAGGGCTCGACGATTTGAATAAGCGAAGTAAACAAGAATGGATAGAGAGCGCAGTGGTTTTGAAGCGGGAACGCTTTGAAGTCGCCGGCGCTCTTTTTGATTGTGTGGATGATGCCCTGCTCTCGCAGCAGGAAGTCATTCAGAAAGTGGATGTTTATCTGCATCCCAAAACAAAGGAGGAAACAGTGAATGTCGATACAACGGAGTAGACCCGGCGCGTATGTGGAGCTGCAGGCAGTTGCAAAGTCGCGTGTCCTGTCAGTATCCGGCCGCGTGCTGGTACCGTATCAAGCGGAGTGGGGCCTGCCGAACAAAGCCGTGGATCTGGCGGATCAGTCGGAGCGGTTTAAGGAAACAGGCCTTTTGGTAGATGAACTGGAACTGGCAGCCGAGAACGGGGCGACCGTGGTGGGCTACCGAGTGACGAGCGGTAATGAGGTGCTGGCTTCGATCGCTGTGGCAAATAGCTACACCATTGAAGCTCGTTATCCAGGTACTCGCGGAAATGATTTTGAATACATGGTACGCACCAGTCTTGTGGATGCAGCGAAAAAAGAAATTGTCATCCGCGATACGAAAGGGATTTACGACACCGAGACGTTCCTGGTCGCCGACAAAGCAGAGGCTGTGGAAACGTTGAAGAAGTCTAACATGGTGCGGTTCAAGGATACCGGAGTCACTACTCTGGCTGATGTCGCTTATACCAAGCTAATCGGTGGTGTGACAGGCACTGCAGCCATAACAGCTGCAAATTGGAGCGGTATCTTTAACCGGATTGACGGTTTGGTGTTTGATGTCATGTACCTACCGTCCTCTGACGCAGCCGTGCAGGCTGCAGCTAAACAATGGCTGTTGGATCGTCGCTCCAAGGCTCGTAAGCTGGCTCAGTTAGTGGTTGCAGGGGCTTCGGCTACGGATGGCGATATTGACGCACACAATGCCCGCAGCCGTGCCATGAATGCTCGTTTCATCATCAACTGCGCACTGGCTGGGGAGCACACCAATGGCAAGACTTATACTTCTATCCAATGGGCTGCTTGGGTTGCGGGACTGGCAGCAGGCACACCGGCCAATAAATCCTTTACGGGTGTTAGGGTTCCGATGAGCGAAGCGAAGGTGGACTGGAGCCACAGCGAAGTGCTGAAAGGTCTGGCCGAAGGCACACTGATGGCGACCCGAGACGGCTATGACTATATCATTGAGTCTGCCGTGAATACCCTGACTACGCTTGGCACAGGGGAACGTGAGGACTTCGGGAAGATCCGCGTGTCCATGACGATTGATCAGTTGTTGAATGACATCTATGCTGCCGGCAAAGCGAATAAGGCCAAGCTCGACAATGACAAGGACGGGCGTGGCTTATTTATAGCCGCAGTAGTCAGTTACCTGAAGATTCGTTCTCAGCAAAAAGCGATAGGATCCGAATTCACTTTTACAGAGCATCCGACGAAGACAAGTGATGCAGATTATGCTTACTTCTCATTGTCGGCCAAGCCACTGGATGCGATTGAAATCTTTAATATTGATTGGGAGGTGGCGTAAACGATGGAACGCGAACTGATTGGCCGTAATTTATCGGTGCAGGATGATAACGGGGATTCAATTCAAACGATTAAAGAAGTGGAGGTTATCCTGAAGCCGGAGACACTGGATATTATCCGTGCGCGGAAGATGTCCAAGACGAAGCAGATTGTGGGATATGAAATCACGGTGAAACTGGTGATGTCGAAATTGGAGTCTGCCCTTCGTTACCGTCTTCTGGCCGACTTCAAGGCGGGTAAGACCATGTTCCTGGACCGAATCACTGGCTCGCTTGAGGATATGCAAACCGGGAATGTGGAGCGGGTAATGATTAGCGGTGTGCATATTCACGATGAAATGGATCTGCTCGTTGCCAAGATCGATGAAAATAATGGCATTGATATCACACTCTCCGGAACTGCAAATGATTTTGATTTTATAGAGCAGTTCCCAGATTATATGGCTTGAATATTGTGATAGTTTATTGTTACAAAATGAAATTTGATGTATGATTTTTCCATCGGATTAGCTGATTTTGAGTATATTGATAAATTGCTGTTTATTATCGGTTTTCTCCGGCTAATTATTTACTTGATGAGGAGAGGACTTTTAACTTTATGGCATATACAATTTCATTTGATACGTTTAAAGATATTTGGGACCAGGAACCAATGGTTGTAATTGATACTAATGGTCTTTTAAGCCTGTACAGATATTCTCCTGAAACCACCAATCATGTTCTAAAAGTGCTCGAAAGAATCTTTAATAATCTTTGGATTCCTGATCAAGTTTTACAAGAATTCCAAGATAATCATTCTGAAGTTGTAAGGCGTGAGTTCTCTAAATACAAAGAAGTATCAAAAGAAGTAGAGAGAATTATGCTCACTACTAAAAATGATATTTCCAAGCAGTTTATTAAATTTAATAAATTTAGATTTCCCAAAGTTAATATATTAAATGAAAAAATAAATAATGCTATCGAAATTGTACGGTTAGAATCAAAAAAATTTGAAGATGAAATTATGTTTGAGGTGAAAAAAATGAAAAAATGATTAAGGATGATAATGTGCTTTTATTTGTCCAAAGGCTTGTCAAAAATAATTGTATTGGAGAGACCTTTCCACTATCTAAGCTATTGAATATCTTTGAAGAGGGAGAAAAACGCTATTTTTACAAAATTCCTCCTGATTATATGGATATAAAAAAAGATGAAAAAGATATTACTAAAAGGAAAAAGTTTGGAGATTTGATTCTTTGGAAACAAATTTTAGAAAAGGCTCATAAATGTAATTGTCCTTTAATCTTCGTTACGTTAGATGAAAAAGAAGATTGGTGGGTACTTGATAAGGATGGGCAGCCAGAAAGGCCTAGAGAGGAATTATTTAAAGAATTCAAAGAATACAGTTCAGAGGAACTTATAATCCTAAACCTCTCTAATTTTATCGATCATGCTTCTGTTATTAATAACATGGTTGATCATACAACTCATATAGAATTAAATGCTGAAGAAGTTAGCTTGGAAATAATTGAGCTTAAAGGGTGGGAGGAGACACTCGATGATTATTTAAACTTAACAAGCTACTTAATACACAGTGGTGATTTAGAATCACATCTCGAAAACGCTCTATCTGATGTGGAAATTTATTCTATAGAATTGCCAAATCTATCAATCGATTCTACAGAAATTGTTGATGAAAACCATGTTGTGATAGAGGGTGCTTTTACTTGTGAAATTGAAGCAACTGTAACTGAAAGTTTTTCTAGGTATTATTCAGAAGATTGTGATGTATCTATGGAAATCTCAGGATCTATCAGCTTGGAATTTGAAGTGGATTTTGAAAAAGAAAAGGATTTCATAAAAATTGATAGTGCAGTGATAACAGTCGGAGGCTTTGAAGTTGTTAACTTTTTAGGATACAAACAGGAATACGCGGAAGAAGATCGTTGCTCAAGATGTAAAAAGCCTAATGCCCATTTGCTTACAAGTGAAGGTGAAGCAATTTGCCAAGAGTGTTCAGTTCATTTTGAAATATGCCCTAATTGTGCAAAGTTATTTGAAACGGGTACCTTAGGGGGGGCATTTTGTAGTCATTGTTCAGAAGTGTCTTAAAATAGTACTAATATTTAAGCTTTATATCAGATGATATAGAGCTTTTTTATTGTGAAAAGGAGAATTTTTATGAGCGATAAATTAGAAAAGTACCTTTCCAAGGGCAAAACAGGTCGCGATGATGATACTATCACAGTGCTGGCAGATGGTGAAGAATGGTCTGTTCGCCGTTTGACCACCATCGATGTGCGCCGGTCTTATGAACTGGCTTATGAAGAGAACGGTGATCCGAAAGAGTCCTATAACGAGATCGATGTCATGATTGTTAAGGCAACCGAACAAGATTTCAACTGGAACGATAAGGAATTGCTGTTGGCCTTCAACTGCATCAGTAAGTACGAGCTGCCGCCACGCTTGCTAGATAATCCAGCTGATTATTCCGCGCTAAGCCAAGCCGTGCGCAACTTCCAAGAAACGAAGGACGCTCTGCTTAAAGAAGCAAAAAACTTATCCGGCAAGACGGAGAAGCAAGCTGGGTAGCCTCCTTTTGGATCAATCAGAAACGGCTACCATCCGAAGTCTTGCCGTTTGAGGTTGACCGACAGCGGCAATATTATTTTTGCTTGGCCGCCGGCATGATTGCTGAAGAAGAAGCGAAGCGGCTGGCGAAAAAATAGAGCGGGATGGAGGTGAACAACGATAACAGCAAATTCAAAAGTGACGGTCCCGTTCGAAGCGCGGGACCTTATTTCTGGTGCTGTCCGGAATATCCGTACGGCGCTACGCGGAGCAACCGATGATTTATTAGACTTCCGTCGCGCTTCCGGACAGATGGGAGATAACCTAGTCTCCGATCTGCGAAGATCGCGGAGTGCAGCCGATGATTTAGGTGGCCGTATCAGTGATGCTGCAGATGAAACGCGTAGGCTGAGCCGGGTCAATGTGGATGATGTCTTTCGGCGCGCCCGTAATGGTGCGGACGAACTTCGCCGATCGACATCCAGGGCGGATTCTGAAATCAGAGCCATGCGGGACCCGAAGATTCATCTTCGCGCACAGGATGATGTGAGTCCGGTTCTGGATGGGATCTCTTCCAAGATGACGACCATTGCGGCGACTGCTGGAGCCATGCTGCTTGGGGGTGGACTGAAGGACGCCATGTTTGGTGGTGCAATTGATTATAATACCGAGGCTTCACGCAGTGCGGCTCTATTACCGGCTGATGCGCGCGCGAAAGGTCTTCAAACGGTCAATGCGTTACATGCCCAAGGAATCATTCCATCTCAAACCGAAGGCGCCAAGCAATTAGCCGACTTAGCTCCTTTGGTAAGGGATAAATCGCAAACAAGTGAATTTCTAGGTACTTCCGCAAAAATGCAATTTATCCGTCCAGATTCCGGAGCCGAGGAAATTAACCGCGCTCTAGCACAGTCGGCAGATACCTTTAAAGAAACGTACGGCTCCGTCGCAGATAGCATGATGTACGCCTATAAAGAGGTTGGGGATCGACAGCAAGACTTGTTCGATACCTTCTGGGAATATAGTGGTTACTTCAAAAACACCGGAGCCAATTCGGGTCAAATGGCTAACTTCTTAACCCAAAGTGTGAAGGAAGGTAGCTTTAACTTTGACAAGCCTGCCGATTTCATTAAAGAGACGTTCGGTGTTAAAGCGTTGGACTCTGGAGACATGGAGAAGTATTTCACGCTGCGTGGTGCGGGTAAAACAGAAGCAGCCAAGCAGGCGGCTACATTTACTGGAGATATTAACTCCGGTGAAGATCAGCGTGCGAAAGGTGCGCTCATGGCTTTGGTCGCCGACTTAGCCAGTCAAACACAAAGCGAGCTGAAAGCGTCCCTGGTCTCACTTGGGTCTGCAACAGCGGAAGATAACGGTAGTGCAGTTTTAAAAACCTTCCAGGTTCCTTTTCAGCAGGCTCCTTCAGGGATAGCCGGCACTATGGATGGAATGATCAAAGCCCAACAAGATGCGAATCCCATGCAAGATGTGATCCAAACACGGGCGTTAATGGATCAGCAGATGCAAGAGGTAGGGGCCAACCTGACTACAGCTGTTCTGCCGGTAATGAAAGAGTTTAACAAGTTGCTTACCGAAAATAAGGACGAGATACAGGCATTGGGTACAACCGTGGGTGGGTTCATTAGTGGGATCACCAGTATTTATAATGATCACTTTACTGCCATCAATACAGGCTTAGCGTTGCTACTTGGTACGGTTGGTGTTGTGAAAACGGCCAAAACGATAAATAAAGGCTATACCGGAGCGAAAGGTGTTTATAACGGAGCAAAGAATTGGCTGGGGCGTAATCGTTCAATAGGTACGATATCCCCAATTGAAGAAGTAGGGACTTCAAAGAGCCGCGGTTTTATCCTTCGTCGGGGAAGTGCTGGAAACACGGGCGGGGCATTAGGGCTGAGCTCTATTTCATCGATGACTGTTAACGCGGGTATCGTGTATGTTAACGAATCCGGAGGTAGTCTTGGAGGACAAAGCGGGAGCAGAGGCAAGAAGACCAGCCGACGCGGACGAAGCAGCAGCGCTGGAACATTAAGTCGTACCACAAGGAGTGGTCGTACTACAACTGGAGGGTCGATCAGCGCTCGGCGAGGTACACGAACCACCAACTTGCCAGATGTCGATGCCATTCCGGATGTAACTGCAAGCCGCGTTCGGGTCACTGCTCGAAATACGACACGACTCCGCGGTACTTCATCCATTCCAGATGTCATTCCAGATCTTCCTGCTCGTGGTGGACTGAAAAGTCTTAAAGGTGTGTTTAAAGGTGGCAAGAAGGCTTTAAAAGCAGCAGGCATAGTGGGTACCGTGGCCGGTATTGGGATGACCGGATATGATCTGTATCAGGCATCTAAAGATGATGGCCTTAGATCCGGTGTATCTTCAATGGGGGGTTCGATGGTAGGCGGCACTGCTGGTGGGATTGTCGGTGGACTTGTGGGAACTCTGGCAGGTCCTATTGGTACGGCAGTCGGTGCTGCAGCAGGTGGTTGGGTCGGCGAAAAACTGGGATCAATGGCCGATAATGCTGGCTGGACTAAAAAAGCTGTAGATGGTGTGTACTCGATCGGTAATTGGATCACCGGCAAGAAAAAAGAAGAGCCAGCCGAGGTATCGACCACGCCACCCGAATCCAAAGTTACGTTTGGCACGATGACGCCGGACCAAGAAAAGAAACTGAAGGAGACATTTGGTGTCTTTAGTTCTGATATTGCTAAGAACGGATTGCTGTCAGCCGTTAGCAGTGCTGTTGAAAAAAGTGGAGTCAAGCAAACGGTAAGTACGGTTAAAGAAGATATTTCAGGCATGTGGAAGAGCACGGAGTCAACCTCGGCGCAGCAAAATGTTCTAGCGGTTGGAACAGCTGCTAAGAAAACGTCTATTCAGGCCCAACTACTCGGAGCGACTACGAAAACGAGTACCAATGGGATCGTGAAAGGAACGGCTTTAGCTGGAGCTGGCATGCTTGGGATCGGGACTGCAGTGAAGACGGCGACCGATGAGACAAAGCAGCATTTGCTTTCCATTCAATCGGTCACAAGTCAGAGTGAGAGCTGGGGGAGTAATTTTATTTCTCGAATCACCGCAGGCATGAGAAGTAGATACCCATTATTGTCTGCTGTAGTCTCTGACATCGGCAATGCATTCAAACGACTGATTACATCGGGACCGGCTGCGACGTTGAATACTTCGTCGCAACATTCCAGCGGCAGTGCAGCCTATGCCAACGGCGGTGTCATTAATCGCCCTCACCTCGGTTTAGTTGGTGAAGCAGGACCCGAAGCGATTATTCCTCTCTCTGCCGGACGTCGCAAGCGCGGTGTAGAGTTATGGGAGCAGGCAGGGGAGCGGCTTGGCGTTCGAGCGTATGCTAACGGTGGTATCGTAGGCGCGCAACCCCTTCGGGCCAATGCCTATAAAGCCAAGTCGTACATTGATGATAATAACGATAACATCGGATACGGGGCCGGCTACGCAGAAGGGATTCATGGCTCACTCGAAATGGTCAAGAAACAGGGCGTTAAACGATATAGCAAAGCGATGAGCAGAGCCAGCAGTCTTTCCGATGCTTACAAGATTCGAGCATCAGGGCATCAACTTCGTAGACAGGCCTTAAAGATGCGAAAGTTTGCTAAAGCCAGTAAAGTGCTCGGGAAAGTGGTTCGCCCATTGGGTTATGCCATGGACGCCTGGGATATTGCTTTTGCTAAGAAAGGGAAGCGTGGACGTCAGGCAGCTAAAATTGTCGGTGGTGCTGCTGGGGGTGCTCTGGGCGGCGCAGCCACGGGTGCCTTGTTAGGAACCTTCCTGTTGCCGGGTGTAGGGACTGCGATTGGCGGTGCCGTTGGGGGTCTCATTGGTACAATGGGCGGCGAGAAGGTCGGTGCAAAATTATATGATGGAATCTCTGGATTCTTTGGACGACGGAAGAAACGAAAGAAGAAAAAGTATGCAGATGGCGGCCTGATCAGTGATCCGCATATGGGTCTGGTTGGTGAAGCCGGTCCAGAGATGATCATACCCTTATCTGCTCAGCGTAGAGGTAGAGGGATGGCGCTTTGGGAGCAAGCCGGGAGTTTGCTTGGGGCTCGGCCGTATGCAAATGGTGGGGCTGTAGGCATGAGGTCCGCGAGCATGCCGGTGACTAAGACGCTGAGCCAGGCTCCTGCAGCCATGCGGGATATTGTGATTGAGAATATCAATATTGATTTCGGTGAATTAGCCAAGGGGATCACGAATTTTGCGGAGTTTGCGAAGATGTTAACCAGTCCTCAAGGCCGTTCTGTATTTCGTAAGATATTCGGAGAAGAATTGTACAAAGCATTGGAAAGCGGAGGGTGATTCGATGTTGACCATGATCCGTGACAAAAACCGTTTCACCTTCCCGATTACACCAGCAGAGATCCAGATTACATCTAGTAATGAAGTTGAAACTTTCACGGTGATTACCGGAGAAGAGAAGACAGGTAAGAGACTCACTTCAAAATTGAAGCGGGTCTCTTTTTCTGTGATCTTCCCGCGTGCCTGGGAGGAACTTTGGGAGACCGGAAAAGAAACGGTTATCTATCAATCCCCGGAGCAGGCTTGGAAGCTGATGGAGGAATGGAAAGCCAAGCCGGTGGTCATTAACTTTGAATCTTTGTTTTCCCAAACCATGTGGTTTGAAAGTATGGAGGGAACGTATAAAGACGGTCAGGCGAATCTGCACTTGACCTTTAATTTCGTGGAGTTTGATCCGGTCAAGATTGTTTCTTATTCTAACACGAAGCAGTTGCTGAAGCCTGGCGTAATCATTACCAAGTCATCCAAGAGCCGCCCCAACACTACCGGGAAGACGGATAAGAAGAACAATACGGTCAAGAGTGAGAAAGTGAAAAAGGCTGAAGCGAAAACAGCAGCTGCTAACGCTAAAGGAGATTTTGATTATCTGGCTCAGAAAGAACGGATCTTGGATAAGAACAATAGTGTAAAGGGCGCGAGATAGGATGGATAACTTTGCGATCGTTTATGGCAAAGACAGTAATCGGCAAATATTAACTGATGCCACTGTTGAAATGTCCTGGTCCTCTGCACGAGATGAGGTTTTTCGAAGTGCGACCGTTCGATTGCGGGACACATCTGATATCAAGGTGGCCGGCATGCTGATGTGTTTTTCACTGCAGTTAGCTGGAGTGGGAGTGCTTCATCATAAAAATCAATTCTTCCATGGGCCGATCATCAAGTATGAGCAAAATGAATTTACGAACGAATGGGAGATTGAAGCCCGAGAGATTGGCTGGTATCTGGCTAAGAACAAGGGAGCTCGTCCGTATCTCAAGGGGGAAGCGGGTGCGGAGTTGCAGCGGTATATCAAAACGACGGGTATTGACTTCCGTTGTCCGGCATTCGGTTTCACTCTGGACGAGCGCTACGGCACCATGACCCATTCAGAGCTAATCTTGGACGTACTTCAAAAAGCATATGAGCGAAGCGGCTATCGGTACCATGTGGATGTTGTCCGGACGGATACTGGTTTTTATCTGCAGGTCGTTCGCGAGGGTACAAATACTCGTGTTCCGGTGTTTATTCCGGAGCAGATGGAAGCCAGCACCGCCGGATTTACCATCGAGGAGACCTATACGGTCGTGACTGCTCAAAAATATAAGGATGATGTACTCGCCTCATCGGTAACGAAGACGGCAGCCGGTGCAGTACAGGCCATGGGGCGGATGGAAGAAATCATTGAGGTTGAAGAGGATGAAGATCCTGACACCCTTGCTACACAACGTCTTAAGGCCTTATCGGTTGCCAAACAAATTAAGAAGATCACGGTCAAGCATGAGGATCATACGCTTGCGGGGCTACGGGCTGGATGGATGGTGCTGATCAAGACGGATCATACGTCCAAGTGGATTGTAGAGTCAGCAGACTCCAGCTTTAAGAATGGTCTGTACACAGTGAAGCTTGAGTTGGAAAGGAGGGAATAGCTATTGTTGAATGATGCGTTAAAGCTATTGAGAGAAAAGACCTCGGGTCACATCGATGCCCGTGACACGGAGCGCGCTACGTTATTGAGCTGGCCGGGAAATCCTCAGATCGAAGTGGACGGAGATCCAGAGCCATATCCTGCAGATAAGTTGGTCTTTGCAGAGTATCTACAGGATCGACGAATCGATGCAGTATTTGAGATCACGCAGCCGCAGAACTCCACGTTAACCGGTATTCTAGTGATTCCTAGTCCTTTACAAACGGGTGATCGGCTCATTGTTTCACGGCTTACGGGTCAGCGCTATTACGTGCTCGGAAAGGAAGTGAGCAGCGGTGGCGGAGGAAAGCTTATTTCCTGATCTGGATCTTTCAGATCTCAATGAAATAGAGCTGACGGAATCGGTGGTATCGGAAACAAAATGGACCTATATGATCGACTACCGCAACCGTCGAGCCATTTTAAACGATGAAGGCTATCCCCAGAAGACCAGTACCTATGCGGAGTATCTGGTTCAGACCGCACTTAAGATTTTGAACACCGAACGCTTTCGTTATGTACTGTATGGCGAAGAAGTCGGAGTCGAACGGTCGGAGTGGTCCTCTTGGGAAAATGTAGAGATCAAGCGAGATATGGAAGAAGCATTGACGGCTCATATGGAGATTGTGCGGGCTGAGGTGAAATCGATAGAACGGGACGGACAAGAAATGTACTTGAAGATAGCGATCACAGGATTAGCTGGAATAGTGGAACTGGAGGAGGCAGTTAGCTTATGACTATCAAATTAACGGATCTTCCGGCCTTGCCAAGCATGCCCATTCTGCAAGAAACGCCGGAGGAGATTTATCGGCGTTGGGTTAACCGAGCGATTACCTTGGCTCAAGAGAGAGGATTGCCGCCCCCACCAACGGATGAAGGCGAGTATTTTTATGATCTTTGGTATCCCTTGGCTCAGGAGATCGCCGAACAACAGGCGTTATGGACCTATGGATTTATCCAAGCGTTTCCGATTTGGGCAGATGAAGAGTTTTTAGATGCGCATGGTTGGTCGGATGGTATTGTCCGTAAAGAAGGAGAGGACGACGACACCTATCGACTGCGCATGCTAGATCGAGCCTATACCGAAGAAGGTAGTGGTAGAGAACGGGATTATGAAACTTGGGCGCTGGAAATTGAGGGTGTAGGCGGCGTTATCGCACGTGAGAAAGAGCGGCATGATAACAGCATTGATCTGTATCTTACAGATATGAGTGGACAACCAGTGACGCCAACCTTCGCCCTGCAGGTCAAAGAACTGATGTGGGATACCAAACGGATAGCCGGACATGACCTGGATACACATCCAGCGCCAGTGTTCGTCGTTCAATTAAAAGCACACCTTATGACAAGTGTTGCGTTAGATGGGTTGGCAGCAACAATCCGGGAGCGGGTGCTAGATTACGGAGAGGGCAGGTCTAAGCTTATTTACAACTATGTGGCAGCTCTACTGCTAATCCCAGGTGTTGAAGATTACGACACCTTCACACTGAACGGTGGAGTAGAAGATATTGAACTCCCAGTCACCTCTGTTCTGCAGGTTGAGGTGATTCTCTCATGATTCCACTTCGTTATCGGCAGATGCTACCGCCCTATTGGTATGAAATCGATATGGCGGATCGTCACTTCTCCGTGATGGAAAAGGAAATGTCTGAGCGAGAGCAAACGATTGAGGATCTGGGCAATCAGTTTATACTGCAGCGAACCACTTGGGCGCTGTCCGTATGGGAGTGGATCTACTTCCGGCAGAATCAAACAGGTACGGCAGAACAGCGAAGAGAGGCGATCCGACGCAAAAAGTGGGCAAATCGTTCGTTTATGCTGCCACTTTTACGGCTAACCGCGAATAAACACGGTTTGTTACTGGGGATCACTGAAGATTTTCTGAATAAAGAGATCCATTTTGAATTTTCGGTGAATCAGCCCGTGAACATGGTGGCGTTGGAATCGGATTTCGAATATATCCGGCCGGTTCACATTCGCAAAGCGGTGTTCAGTTCTAAGATCCCAGAACAGATCATTAACGTTCAAGGTTTCGGTTATTCACATCGGGTGGATTTCCCCATTTGCGGCTTTGAAGTTCCCTTTGGAGGAGGTTAAGGATGTCAGAGGTTATAAAGCCATTGTTGCTTGATAAGCTGGTTAGCGATTTAAGCGGACATGTCACAAGTGCGCGGGTGAATATAAACGGTGAGGAAGCAGCCTATCCGATTTTTAATACCGTCATTTCCGGATTAAGCGTTCGGAAGTATGTGTATATCACCGAGACCCAAGCGATCGGGAAAACGCTATTAGGAGCTTCCTTGCTGGATGCAGACGGTAATCTATTAGCAGATCAACCCCTTAATGTGATCAAAAATGATAAGGGGTTTTTGATTGTCTTTGAATTTGTTTTGAGATTGGAGGTGAGTTCAGGTGGCGTATAACAAACAGATCTGGAAAGACGAGATTCCTGACCTGAGCAGGCCCATCAAGGACGCGTCTGGAAAACAAAAGACAGACCCCCAGACCGGGCGTCCACTCTATGAGTTGATACAAGAAGGGACACGAATCACTTCCGAACGACTCAATCATTTAGAGGACGGTGTCGAGAATGGGCAGGGGCAACTTGAAGTGTTATCTGAGGAAGTCGATACTCATGTCAGTGACGTCAGTCGGCATCTGACAGCAGCCGAGAGGGTAACTTGGAATGCTAGGGAAACGCAGGCAGGTGCTCAGCAAAAAGCGGATGCCTCTCTTGCTTCAGCCAAGTCCTATGCAGATACCCAACTGCTGACCAAGGCAGATAAGAACAGTATTTACTCCAAAATGGAGACCGATCAGCGGATTGAAGCTGTTGTCGGCGCTGCACCGGATGCGCTTGATACGCTGAAGGAAATCGGCGATGCGCTGAATAATGATCCGAATTTTGCGGCAACGGTAATAAATGCTTTGGCGCTTAAACTTAATATATCGTCTTATACGGCTGCTGACGTATTGGCTAAGCTATTGACAGTAGATACTGATGACAGCGGTTTGAATGCTTCAACATTGCAAAGTAAAACGCTTGCGCAAATTGTTCAAGGTACTCTATCTTTTGCCGTAACTACCGGGACTGCAACAGCATATATTGCTGCCCTAACTCCAGCCCTAGCGGCGCTGAACGCAGGGATACGCCTATCATTTAAAGCGCACGTAGCGTCGGGTGATAATCCTACGCTTAATGCAAATGGTTTAGGAGCGAGGCCGATTAGAAAACCTAACGGCCTTGCCGCTAAACTCACACTAAACGGAGTGTATACGGTTGTGTACGATGGAACGGATTTTATATTACAGGGTGAGGGAGGTGAATATGGAACGGCGATTGATAGTGACGTTGTTGCGGGCAAAACAATAGGGACTGATAACGGATTAGTTCCTGGAACGCTTATAGATCGACGGGCAACTGATACTATTCCGGGAGAAGGTACGGCTTATCTAGGGAACGGTCAGCTTGCTATTTATGTACCCACTGGAGCGTATGAATCTGAACAGCGCGTAACTGCGGTAGATACCGATTTCATACCCGCTAATTTTCGAGCTGACAAGGAAACTTTTGGTATGCAGGGTTCTTTACCTGTTATAACCAATGGTGGCGACCCCGCAATAGGAGTCGGACAATGGCCAGATGGTGCGCTAGCTGTTTACCCCGCTGAGGGCTACCGGAAAGGGGGACCGGGAGCTGGAGAAATAAAAGTTTCACCGGCCCAATTGCAAGCTGCTTATCCTAGTTTGTTGGCTTCCAATGTTAAAAGAGGCGTACCTCTAGCGGGCCTAGTAGGTACCATGCCAGAATATCACGAACAGTATGTGTTTGTTACCGTTCCAGCGGGTACATCGGTAGCTGTAGATAGTAACAGTACCGGATTAACATTTTCTGATTTCAGAGGGGCATATATGAATCGTGTCGGATCATTGACCGCAGACGATGCTTTAACCGTCTTTAGTGGAGGATGGAGAAAGGTACAGCCGACTAGTGCTAATCTCCGTTTCGCTGATTATTCTTTCACACTTTCAGGAGGAAAAGTTATTCATGTCTCGCTTAATGTTATAAATCAATCCGCCACGAATTTTAATGTTTATGTCACATTCTTTGGACTTGTATAATAATAATTTAGTACCTGCTTCTCCATTTATAGAGAAGCCCAGCCCTGAGCCGATCAGGGCTATTTTTATGCCAATTAGAGAGGGGAGCAAAGGAATGCTCAATCATATCAAAAATATTTTTACAACGATTTACACGGCAGCTATTGGATCAGGATTTCGAGAGATTGCGACAGGCTTATCGTCGGCTTTGATTGGATTGCTTGCCATGACTGCAGGCTGGCTGGGCGGGTACGACAAACCATTGCAATTTCTTATCGTGCTTATGCTGGCGGACTATTTAAGCGGGGTAGCTGGAGCGTTTAAGACCAAGACAGTCAGCAGCGACATAATGTTTTGGGGCGGTATTCGTAAGATAACCGTTCTTTTTGTTGTAGGCCTGGCCGCACTGGTGGACGATTGGGTGCAGCCTGGAGCACCGGTGTTCAGAATGGTTGCAATATTATTTTATGCCGGCCGGGAGGGGTTGAGCGTCGTAGAGAATTTTGGGGTTATTGGTGTGCCGTGGCCGCAACAGATGCAAGATTTTTTGCTGCAACTCAGTCAAGATAAGACTAAAAACAACCCGGCTAAACCGGAGCATCCAGACAATGACCAATCAGCATAAGGAGGGGCAAACGTGTCATTAACATTAGAACAAGTAAAAGCCAAGTCCGCGTCCAAACTGAGCGGGCTTCTTTCGGCTGATCGGACCGCTGCTGAAGCTCTCATAGAATTTGCCTATGCTCACGGCGTACCGATCGTTATTACCCAAGGGTTGCGGACCATCCCTGAACAAGATGGTCTGTACGCCCAAGGACGCACCACAAAAGGGCTGATCGTTACCAATGCCAAAGGAGGATATTCCTATCACAATTTTGGAGTGGCTATCGACTTTGCCTTGCTGCTGCCAGATGGCGGTGTAAGCTGGGACACCAAACGAGACGGTGACGGTGACGGCATCGCTGATTGGGATGAGGTTGTTGCAGATGCCAAGCGTCTCGGTTGGGAGTGGGGAGGGGACTGGACGAGTTTTAAAGATATGCCTCACCTGCAAATGACCTTTAAGCTGAGTACGGCAGATTATCGTGCAGGTAAACGTCCAACACAGTCGCAGTTGGATACGTTGATTGCAAAAATAAAAAAAATGAAGGGTGAGGATGAAGAAATGACAGCGGAGGAAAAGAAAGATTTTGAAGCATTGAAGATACTCATTAAGGCGCAGGTAGAGGTGACGTCAACTTTGTCTAACCGGATCGCGGAGCTGGAGGACAAGCAAAAGCTGTCAGAGATCCCCGCGTGGGCGCTCAAGTCCTGCGAATCCGCTAAGGCTGCAGGCGTACTGGATGCCACCGCAAACGGGAGCTACGACTTTTACCGGATGGTGACGATTTTGGACCGCGTAGGAGTGTTTGAGAAAGGGGTTAAATAACAATGGAAAAGGAAGTATTGAATACTGTTCTGGCCTTCGCCTCGGTGCTGGCTGTTTTTGTGTTGGCTATTGTGCAACTGGTCAAGAATACTGCCAATGTATCAAAGAACCTCTTACCCCTCATTGGGCTGGCTATTGGCTTGCTGGTGGGAGCTGTAGCATATCCCTTTACTGATCTTAACCTTACGTTGCGACTCTGGTCAGGAGGGTTGGCGGGGTTGGGTTGTCTGCTACTGGACTGTTCGAGTTGGCGTTCAACAAGCGTGGAGCTAGTACCAAATAGTAGATATACAATATTAAACAAATAATGATATAATCACCTCACGCTTTACGAGTGTTGTTGAAAATTATCGGTTGAGGGGTTTTGATTGCTTCGACTTTCAAAGCCTCTCGATAATAATAGGGAAGAGGAAGATTCAATGCTGAAACTAAATGGGAGATCGTTAGATTGGTCCTTGAAACATATAAACAAATTCAATGATTCTTACGTTTTCCCTAGGCCTTTTGAGTTTGAAGCAATCACTGAGTTTTGGGATGATGTAAAAAAGAACCTTTTAGAATTCGATGTGTATTCAAAAGGAATTAGACAATATAGAACAACCATTACACCTAAAAGTAGTGTGGGCTTTAGAATTTGCACACAGTTGGACCCTCTTGACTCAATTATGTATAACGCAATAATTTATGAGATCCATAAAGAAATTGAGAGTGCAAGAGTACCAGCTAATCTCGATATCGTGTTTTCTTTTAGGTTAAATCCCACGAGTGATGGGGGATTATATGATCCCAATTATAACTGGAATACATATAACGAAAAAGCTAAAGAAATATTGGAATTAGAGGATGAGTATAGTTATGTAGTTATGACAGACATTACTGATTTTTACCCTAGTATATACTTACATAACATTGAAACCTACCTAAGAGAAAGTGTAAAAGATAGTGGGAAAAGTACGCATGCGGAAACCTTAATAGATATGATTAAGGCAATGCATCTTAATCAAACACATAAGGGTTTACCTATAGGACCTCAATTTAGTCGACCAATTGCAGAATTAATTTTACACGAAATAGATCAACTTCTTATTGACAATGATATAAGATTCATTCGTTATGTAGATGACTACAGACTATTTTGTAAAACGGAAACTGAATCGTATAGATCCTTAGCTTTCTTAGCTCAAAATCTATACGATGTCTTAAACTTGAAATTAAATGAACAAAAAACAAAGATAATGACCAAAGAGAAATTTAAAGAATCTCAGTTGTATATGTTTATAGAAAGAGAAAATGATAGAGTTGTTAAGGAACTTTATGAACTTTTTGATAAGCTTGGAATAAGCAGAGACTACGAGGATATTGATGATTATGAACTTGATGAAATAGAGTTGGCAAGGGTTAGAGAACTTAACATATTAGAATTATTGGAGGAAGAACTTAAGAAAGATGAGATTGATCTCCGGTTTGTAAAGTTTTTAATTGGTAATCTAGCGCGATTTGATAATACTGAAGTTGCAAAAATAATTTTGAAAGAAGAAAACATGAGGAAGATCTTCCCTATACTTGGTAAGATTATAAACCATTTAGAAAAAGTAAGGTCATTTAATGAAATACAGAAGCATGGGATCGGAGAAATGGTCATCGGACTTCTAAGTAATAGTTTTATGAGCGAATTGGAATATAATAGATCTTGGCTTTTGTATTTATTTTCTAAGAGTGATGAATGGAATAATCAAAGTTTTTTTTCTGTTTTGTTAAAGAAGTATGAAGACAGTTTTACAAAGAGAAAATTGATACTGAATTTGGGGAGAGCGAATAACAAAAGTTATTTTAGGACTAATAAGCTCACATTTATTTCTGATCCTTGGGTTAAAAGAGCTTTTTTAGCTGCGATTAGTTGTCTACCGAAAAATGAGAGAGATCCTTATTATAAATCACAAAATTCAATTGAACACGATTTTTTAAATGAAATTGTGGAAAAGTGGGCCATAAAACACCCTTTTTAGATGATGAGAGATAGTTTGTTTGTGTAGTACATATAAAGTCCTTAACAGTGGATTTTTACAGCGGCCCTTTCCCAAATGCGTATATATGTAGACCAAATCGATGAGGATAAACTAGATTGTATTGTAGATTATGTTGGGCGGTCCAGAAATGGACACCCAGGTTTGTTAAACTTTCAGATGTATATTACAAGCGGAAGGCTTTGAGTTTCGTGTGCACCAGCAGAAGACTAATTACTGAGATGAAATACACGTTAACAAATAAGCGGAAAAGTAATTACACATAAGGTGGGAGTAAGTTGCTAGAGAATATTGAGATTAAAAGATTTAAGCATTTGGACAACATCGATATTAGCTTAGGGAGTATGAATTTGTTTGTGGGATCAAACAATGCTGGCAAGAGTAGCGTATTACAAGCAATTCAGTTTGCAATTTCAGCTGCTCAAACTACCACTTTAGAGCCGAATTATAGATGGGATAATAATATATTATCAACATCAGTAGCTCCTACACAGCTAGTATACACACCCTTAAGGGATGTATCGGCATTAGCACCTGGAGGGATTTTGAAAGAAGCTCGTGATCAAGCTATAAGTGTTACTTTTGTGGAAGAAAATGGTGAGTCAACTAATGTCATTGTTGGTAAGGGACGTAATAAAAATCTTACTGTACGTATAACCGGTCAAAGTCTAGGCGAAAGATTACAAAATATAGAAACGCCATATAGTATTTATGTTCCTGGTTTGGCAGGTATACCTGCTACTGAGGAATACAAAACCCCGGGCATTATAAGAAAAGCTGCCGCTAAGGGAGACGCAAATAATGTATTTCGCAATATATTATGGTTGTTAAAACAGGATGATCAAAACTGGGGCCGCTTCATGTCAGATCTAACCAGAATCTTTCCAAATTTGAAATTAGATGTGAAGTTTAATCCTGAAAGAGATGAGAGCATTAATGCAATTGCTAAATATGGAACTCAAGATCTTCCTATTGATGGAGTTGGAACGGGAGTCTTGCAGGCAGTTCAAATTTTAAGCTATGTAAATCTATATAGACCTAAAATGCTAATTTTAGATGAACCAGACTCACATCTACACCCAAATAACCAAAGAAGGCTTGCCAAAGTTTTACTTGAATTAGCGGAAGAAAGAGATGTTCAGATCCTATTATCAACTCACTCCAGACATTTAATAGATGAATTATCGGACTATAGTAAAATGCATTGGATTCGTGAAGGGAAAATTGTTCTGGAAGATAATTATGATAACGTAAATGTTCTTATGGATATCGGGGCACTCGATAAAGGTGACCGGCTTTTACAAGGTAACATTAAGTATGTTTTTCTAACTGAAGACTCTGAAACCGAAGGTGTCCGTGCATTATTAGAATCATCAGGTTTTAATTTAGATGATGTAGACATTTGGTCTTATAAAGGGTGTTCAAAAGTTGAAATAGCTCTCGTTTTGAATTCATTTATTAGAAAACACGCACCTGCTACGAAAGTTATTCTTCATCGTGATAGAGATTATCTAAGTGACTTAGAAATAGAAAATTTTAAAAGGACGATTGAAAACGATGATATTCACTGCTTTATAACAGAAGGAACAGATATAGAATCTCATTTTCTAAACGCCGAACATATAAATCAGATATATCCGAATATTACAGTAAGTAATGCAGAAGAGATTATCAGTAGTTCTACAGAAGAAGTACAGGCAAAAACAATAGAAAAATTCATTAATTCTCGAACTACTCTTGAAATTAGGAGAGTTGGTGGTAAAGACATTAACGCCGGTAAAATATCAGCAGAAGCACACGCTCTTTATAGTGCAGAGAAAACAAGATATAGACATGGAAAAAAAGTTTTAGGTTGTGTGAAAACGAAATTGCATCCATTAGTTGGTGGTAAAGTTAATATTCTTATCCCAACTCATTTTGTTAAGAATGAATTCTTAAATGGTTTATTGGAGCATACAGAAGTCAACTGATGGAAATCTATTTATCTTATGCAATGAAAGTACCCCCCTCAAAAAACATAGTGGTCTACAGGTGAGGCGGACATAGCAAAGCCCCGAGGGATTTTCGGGGCCATTGTTATTTTATAATTTCAAACTCAACGTCTCTAATATCTTTAAGTCCTGTTTGAGCAACGCCTTTCTGTGAAAGAGCCAGCTTTCCTGTAGCGATCGCTTCTCCTACACCTGGCCTTTGAATATATACGAATACACACTCTGCACCATTTTTCTTTTCCATTGCCAGCAGACGAGAGTTATCGACAAGAGCACGTAACTGGCCCTCATCCGTAGCTTCTGTAGATAAGGTTAAATACCACATACCAGCCTTTGATAAGTTATCTTCAACAATTTCATATGCTGGAACCTCCGCAGTTGCTAACTCTGCAGAACCTTCTGCAAGGGTAGTTGAAGTCGCCTCTACGGCTGGTTCAACTGTTGGTTGAACAGCAACATCTACAAAAACCTTCTGAACTGTCTCCGTTGTAGCGGCTGGCTCAGCCTGATCGGTATTATTGTCCTCATTGTTGACGATCCCAATGATTCCAGCGATTAAGATAATAATCCAAAACCACCACTTCTTATATATCGGCTTCTTCATGATGCTCCCCCTAAAAATGATAATTATTAACAAATTTACTCTATCAGTTACAGGTAAATATTACTATGGATTTTTTAGGACTCGCAAAAATAATTCGGAAAGGAATCTGGGCAAGGCGTTGCATTTAAAGTTAAAGCGGGAAAAAAAAGTCGGCGTACTAATTGGATTTAAAAGCAACGCTGATAAGGTTGTAGAGGGGACCTATATAATTGCTGATAAATCTGGGCAATCTTGGCCACTGGGAAATTAAACAGCAGTACCTAACAGACAACAAAATTGTACTCCCTTCAGGAGTAACAGAGCTTTATGTAACGTTTGAAGGTCCGGCAGGAAAAAATCATCTGGTTATGTAATATGGGATGAAAGCTGGTTAGAAAATTAGAGGAAATAAATTAATCTCACGCTAACCTTAATTGGTCAGGTGGATTTTTGTGTTTAGGAAAATTTTCCTTATCAGTGCTATAGACTTCATATACATAATGTTCCAAATCAACTATATTGATAATATACAAATTGGAAGTACCGATACCCTGCATAATGATGGGTTTTTAATAATAACTAAACGGGAGAAATGTAATGAAGAAAAAATATATAGCCATGCTCATAGTTTTGTTTGTCTTAAGTCTACTATGTATACAACCTGGGTACGTTGAGGCTGATAATGGTGTCGTTATTAGTAGCGAAACAAAAGATAGGCTAACACAACAATACGGGCTTGATAAACCAGAAACATCAAGCTGGAGCGGAGTAGATGTTGGAGTAAGTAGTTCGGTTCAGTTATTTATAATAGTAAGTAAGGTGATTGTTAATCCTTATGTTTTTGTGATCCAAGAGTTTATACATAGTTTGATTGATTAGGGAGATGGCAATGAGTACTACATATAAAGTCCTAGATAACGATATAGACTTTCTAGCGGCAGCCTTATCACAATCTAAGGTATCAGTCTGGTTTCGACTGGAGGATGATCCAGAAGGTCATATGATGGATTATGGTGGTCTAGTTGAAGGGTATTCGACTGAGACCATCAAGATTTCAGGGGGGCGGTTTGTCCGTGAAAGATTTGAATTTAGAGTATACATAAAATAACCCGCCGGTGGTTTGCCTGACGGGCTTCCTTCTGTTAATTGATAAACTCTGTAAATACTGCCTGAACTCTTTATGGAAAATCAATTACTCTCATAACATGCACGATATCCTCGTAAGGAATAAATGTTATTCCATCCTCATTCCGCAGCTTAACCTTCGCTTGCATAGAAGTTTTCTCAGGAGTCCCCATTAAAACCTCACCATCTTTTGTATGTATACTTACAACTTGCTCCTTTTCCATCGCTATTTTCAGTTCTTTTAGCATATATCAACTTCCTTCCTATAATTATTTTCCCGGAATTGATAAAAAAATATGATTCATATTAACTATTTCGGATAAAAATACGATAAATTAATAGAAGGGAAAAAAATACAATGGGAGGAATATTATGAAATTTAAAAAAGTTACTTTGATGGCATTAGCAACACTATTGTTAGGAGGAACAGTTGCCTATGGGGCAACTAATGAAGTAAAGGCAGTTTTTACCAATCTGAAGTACAAAGTGAGCGGTGTTGCATGGACACCATCTGCAAAGAACTCACCAAAGCCAGTGATTATTAATGGTTCTACTTACATACCTATAAGCGTGATTACAGAAGCAACCAAAACAAACATAGCTGTTGACAAGGTATCCAATACATTGATAATCGGAGAACGTGCTAATTCGACACCTCTTAATAAAGAGTCTATAAAATTTAAGAGTAGAGTAGGATATTCTCAAAATCCAGCATATACCATCTTCGATGATAAGAATTACGAAGAGGTAATTGCAGCACCAGGTATTAGCTACGATGCTGAAGCTACCTTTTATCCAAATAAAAAATACCAGACTTTAACAATCAATGCCTTTGTTATTGGAGACAAGGGAGATACTGCTGAAATCCATCTAGTTAATAGTGCTACAAATGAGGAACTTAAAACTATCATGCTGGAACCTGATACAGGAATTACATCAACGGAAGTTAACGTAGCAGGTGTTTCAGAAATAGCTGTAAGATTTAAATCTTTTGATGGTGTAGATTTTGTTGTTCTGCCGACATCTCAATATAAGTGA